AGGCATAAGTTGCTATACCTGCATTAGAGGCATAAGTTGCTATACCTGCATTAGAGGCATAAGTTGCTATACCTGCATTAGAGGCATAAGTTGCTATACCTGCATTAGAGGCATAAGTTGCTATACCTGCATTAGAGGCATAAGTTGCTATACCAGCATTGTCTGCATAAGTTGCTATACCTGCATTAGAGGCATAAGTTGCTATACCAGCATTGTCTGCATAAGTTGCTATACCGGCATTAGAGGCATAAGTTGCTATACCTGCATTAGAGGCATAAGTTGCTATACCTGCATTGGTTGCAAAGGTCGCTATACCCGCTGTAGTTGCAAAGGTCGCTATACCCGATGTAGTTGCAAAGGTCGCTATACCCGCTGTAGTTGCAAAGGTCGCTATACCCGCTGTAGTTGCAAAGGTCGCTATACCCGCTGTAGTTGCAAAGGTCGCTATACCCGCTGTAGTTGCAAAGGTCGCTATACCAGCATTAGAGGCATAAGTTGCTATACCAGCATTAGAGGCATAAGTTGCTATGCCCGCTGTAGTTGCATAAGTAGCACTTGAAGCATTACCAGAGAAACTTGACGCCGTAATTACACCTGCAACATTAAAATTTCCTCCATAATATAAGGGACCAGTTCCAGTTCTACCTAAAGCAACTGCATCTGAACTACCAAAAATAACAAACGCTCTGGTGCTATCTTGAGCACCAGAAAAACGTGTAGTATCTGCTACATTAACATCACCCAACCAAAAATCATCACCTATTCTTACATTTTGACCTCCACCATTATTTGATGTATATACTTGATCTGCGGTAAGTATACCAGTAATTGAAGCACTGCCAGAAACAGTCAGTTTTGATGTTGGATTTGTGGTTCCAATACCTAAATTACTACTTACATAAGCACCACCAGTAACTTGAAGTCTTTGTGATGCTGTTCCCGTAGAAGTTGCTGCACCAATGAATACAGGTCCATTGGTAAAGGTGGAGATTCCAGTAACTTGAAGTTGTGTTATAGAACCTATGCCACCAATTACATTAGTTGCAGTAGTTGCAGTTCCAGTAAGAGCACCTATAAATGTTGTTGCTGTGACGACACCAGAAACTCTTGCATCACCAATAACAGTAAGTGGTGATGATGGATTTGTGGTTCCTATACCAACTCTTTGAGTACTATTATTAATAACAAACCAAGAAACTCCGCTATTTCGACCTTCAAATGACACAATTTGGTTGGAACTTCTCGTGAATCTGAATGTGTTTTCACCACCACCACCAGAGTCGTTTATTGCTTGAAAATAAAGTGTTTCATTATTAACACCAACATTCCAATTTCCATTATCAGATGTTGCACCATCTTCAGTAAATCTAATGATAGGATCGACTGATTGTAAATGCAGTTCTTCTCTTGGATTGGTTGTTCCGATTCCAACCCAACCATACCCATCACCTTTAATTACAAAAGGTGATGCATCAGGATTAGTAGAATCTTCAACAACCAGAGCATTACCAGTTCCAAGTTGAGTAATGCGAACCATATCACCTGATGTGGTTCCAGAGAATATTCCAGCAATACCAGTTGAGGTTGGAATAACTCTTAAAGTATTACTAAAAGTAGAAAGACCAGAAACATTCAGTTGTTGTGCTGTTAGATTAGTAGCACTGGTAACTCCAAGAGTTGAAATACCAGTAACATTTAAATCAGTAAATGTATTAGTCGCATTAGCGATTGCAGATTGAATTGTTGCCGTTGTTGTAGCATCAAGTGAGGCAATATTTTGAAGTTGTCTTGCGGAACTAATAACTTGAGTAGCACCAATGCTCAGAGAGTTGGTAGTTGTAATACCAGAGTTATCAATATTTTGGGTTGTTAAATTAGTAGCAGTTGTAATACCTAATGTTGAGACACCAGAATTAATTTGAAGTCCTTGTGTTTGAAGAATACCAAAGACCGTTGCACCGTATCCAGTGGTTTCAAATTCTTTTACATTGTCAAAGTAGAGTTCTACTGCACCATCTGTTCTTGCAACTAATTTACTTTCTCCAGAAGCAGATTGAAGTGATATTACATTTGAACCTGCAAGATATAATCCACCAGTTCCTAAATCTTGAATAAAGGAATTGCTTCCATTGTGATAAATCCTTAAATCATTACCATCACCAAAATACAAAGTATCATTATCACCAAAGTAAGCAGAAGTTCCAAAACTTACGGTTTCAGTGAATGTGGTGATTCCAAGTGTTGAAATACCAGAAGAATTAATATTTGTTAAAGTTGCATTAGTACTTGTTAAAGTCGTAACAATACCAGTTACAATATTACCAGTCGTAAAGTTACCAGTCGTGTAAGTTGCTGTAGTTCCTGACAGAGTTGGAATTGTACCAACACCACTCGCATTAATGTTTCTAACAACTGCTAAATCATTTTCAGTAAATTGAACTGATCCAGCAGCAAGTCTTGTTCCATTAGGGAACTGTGTTGAACCAATACCAACAGCATAGTTAATTAACCAAGCATCAGTACCAAGACCAGCAAAAGTACCAGACTTGAACCACATAATCTTTTTATATGTGGCGGGATTTGTTTCAATGCCAGCAATAAAAAGATTAACTAACGGTGTTCCTTCAGTAGATGCAACAGCAACGCCACCGTGATTTGCAGTATTATCATTAGAAACATCATTACCAAATGCATCAGTTCTAAATCCAAGAACAATATCAGGGTCAAAAACAGTTAAGGTGGGAACATTAATAAATGCGGTTGTTCCACCAATTGTTATATTGCCAGTGACATTTAAGTTACGATTGACTTGAAGATCTCTTGTAACCGTTGCATCTTGTGGAAGAACTAAATTATTTGGAAGACTTAATGTTGGTGTTGAACCTTCACCAGTACCAGAAGTAACTGTGATTTGGTTTGATGTGCCAGTGATTGATTGAACATAATCACCAGTTGTATCTGTACCAAGAGCAACTGAATTTGGTTGAATAGTTGCTGCTAATGATACATTACCAGTACCATCAAAACTAATTGCTGATGCAACAACATCACCAGTGATCTCAAAAGTTCTTTCCGTTGCAAGTTTTGTTGCTGTGGTAGCAGTACCTGTTAATGCTCCTATAAATGTAGTGGCAGTAACAACACCTGAAAATCTACCATCACCAACAACATCAAGTTTAGATGTTGGGATTGTAGAACCAATACCAACAGAACCATCCTTTTTAATGACTACCTTATATGTTCCATTATCAGTAATAGCAATTTGATTTGCAGCAGCCTCAAGTTCAATCTCTAAATCATTTACAGTTCCATCATAAAATACTTGAACGTCGTCACTTGTTCCAAATCTTAAAATATCAGAATCTGCCAAGTCTATGGCATTACGAACTGTTAATGTATCACTAATAGTTAAATCAGTAAATTGTCCATTACTCCAAGTAAAAGCAGTATTTCCAACAACACCAGTGTTGTCAGTAGGTGGTAAAATATTTGCTGCCGTTATATCACCAACAACTTGAAGTTTAGATGTTGGATTTGTGGTTCCAATACCAAGATTACCACCAATATAAACACTACTATTAATTCCAGTAACCTGAAGAACTTGACCAGCAGTTCCTGTTGAAGTTCCACCACCAATCAAAGTTGTGGATTGAAGTGTTGATATTCCAGAAATATTTAAACTGGTAAAATCATTAGGTGCTTGTTGAATGGCAGTTTCAATTGTCGCAGTCGTTGTCGCATCCAGAGAGGCAATATTTTGCAGTTGTCTTGCGGAACTGACAACTTGCGTATTACCGATGCTTACGGAAGTTACAGTTGCAATGCCAGCATTAACTATATTTCTACTATCATCAATAATAGTAGAACCTATGATTTTTATTGCCATTTACCGTCTTCGTGTTTCCACTGGGTATTTTGTATTATTTAGTTGACTTTCCTCTTTAGTTCATCAATCTCTTCTTGCTGTTTCTTCACACATTCAATCAACAGACCAATCAATCCATTATAGTTTACTGTCTTGGTTTCTCCGCCGTGAACCAGTTCTGGCAGAATTTTTTCAATCTCTTGTGCGATGACACCAGCAGAATTACGATTGCCATCCTTCCAATTAAATGTAACTCCACGAATCTGCATTACCTTTTCAAGTGGGTTTGCAATTTGATTGATGTTTGTTTTGAGATTTATATCAGAAAGTGAATCAAAGTCAGTAGAGGTTGTAACTCCAGTAATATAAGCATTACCAACAACATAAAGTTTTGAGGTTGGATTTGTGGTTCCTATACCAAGATTTCCACTTGAAGGATTGAATACAAGACCTGTAGTAGTTACACCAAGACCAGTTGTAGATCCAGTTCCGGTTGCATAAGTTAAGAATTGATTTTGATTTGTAGTGTTTGTGGAAATGGCAATACCACCACCAGAAGCAGCGGCAATCCAAGAAATACCGGAACCAGTAGACGAAAGAACAGAACCGGCAGTTCCTACATTATTGTTAGAGTCATAAAGTCCACCAGTAATTCTTACATTACCTTGAACATGTAAAGATTGTGATGGATTTGTGGTTCCAATACCAACAGAATCAGAAACATAAGCACTACCAGTTACCTGAAGAACTTGACCTGCGGTTCCTGTTGATGTTGCTGCTCCTATTAGTACTGGTCCATTGGTAAATGTAGAAATACCGGTAATACTTAATGCAGTACCTACTATATTAGTACCACTTATAGAACCGCCAGTAAACTCACCATAAACAGTACTATAAATTCTATTTGCAGTTAATACTCCAACAAAATATCCATCACCATTAACCCAAAGTTTAGATGTTGGATTTGTGGTTCCTATACCAAGATTACCACTAGAAGGAATAAAGACAAAAGTAGAACTTACTCCAATAGAAGTATTGACACCAGAAGAAACTGATGAGAATCCAATAAATTGGGATGTTGATGCACTAGATGGTGAGATTGTATTATTAAGAATACCGGTTAAGTTAGTACCATCACCATAATATCTTCTAGCACTTATGATTCCTGTGGAACCATACATTGTGATTGCAGTTCCAACTTGCAAAGATCCTTGTGGATTTGTGGTTCCTATACCAAGATTACCACTAGAAGGAATAAAGACAAAAGTAGAACTTACTCCAATAGAAGTATTGACACCAGAAGAAACTGATGAGAATCCAATAAATTGGGATGTTGATGCACTAGATGGTGAGATTGTATTATTAAGAATACCGGTTAAGTTAGTACCATCACCATAATATCTTGTAGCACTTATGATTCCTGTGGAACCATACATTGTGATTGCAGTTCCAACTTGCAAAGATCCTCGTGGATTTGTGGTTCCTATACCTAAATTACTACTTACATAAGCACCACCAGTAACTTGAAGTCTTTGTGATGCTGTTCCAGTAGAAGTTGCTGCACCAATTAATACTGGTCCATTAGTGAAGGTAGAAATTCCAGTTACTTGAAGTTGTGCAATAGAACCTATGCCACCTATGACTGATGTAGAAATTCCTGCATTAGAGGCATAAGTTGCTATACCAGCATTAGAGGCATAAGTTGCTATACCGGCATTAGAGGCATAAGTTGCTATACCAGCATTGTCTGCATAAGTTGCTATACCGGCATTAGAGGCATAAGTTGCTATACCGGCATTGGTTGCATAAGTTGCTATACCTGCATTAGAGGCATAAGTTGCTATACCAGCATTGGTTGCATAAGTTGCTATACCTGCATTAGAGGCATAAGTTGCTATACCTGCTACATTAGAGTATCCAGAGAATGTAGAGATTCCAGCATTGGTTGCATAAGTTGCTATACCGGCATTAGAGGCATAAGTTGCTATACCGGCATTGGTTGCATAAGTTGCTATACCTGCATTAGAGGCATAAGTTGCTATACCGGCATTAGAGGCATAAGTTGCTATACCAGCATTGTCTGCATAAGTTGCTATACCGGCATTAGAAGCGTATCCAGAGAATGTAGAGATTCCAGCATTGGTTGCATAAGTTGCTATACCGGCATTGGTTGCATAAGTTGCTATACCTGCATTAGAGGCATAAGTTGCTATACCTGCATTAGAGGCATAAGTTGCAGTTGCTATACCGGCATTGGTTGCATAAGTTGCTATACCTGCATTAGAGGCATAAGTTGCTATACCTGCATTAGAGGCATAAGTTGCAGTTGCAGCATTACCACTAATATTAATATTATAAATTCCAGTGAGTCTAGCAGAATTGATTGTGCCAGTTGTGATATTGGCAGCATCAGAAAGATTGGTTGCCGTGGTCGCAGTGCCTGTAAGATTTCCTATAAATCCACCAGTTGAAGTTATAATACCAGAAGCATTGATGTTTCTTACAACCGCTAGATCATTTTCAGTAAATTGAACCGAACCCGCAGCAAGACGAGTTCCTGTTGGGAATTGAGTACTTCCAATACCAACCGCATAATTACTTAACCAAGCATCAGTACCAAGTCCGGCAAATGTGCCTGCCTTGAACCACATAATCTTTTTATATGTGGCGGGATTTGTTTCAATACCTGCAATGAGTAATTGAACTAATGGTGTTCCTTCAGTAGATGCAACAGCAACGCCACCATGATTTGCAGTATTATCATTAGAAACATCATTACCACTTCCATCAGTTCTAAAACCAAGAATGATATCAGGGTCAAATATGTTTAATGACTGCGAAAAGATTGTGGCAGAAGTTCCACCAATTGTTATATTGCCAGTGACATTTAAGTTACGATTGACTTGTAAATCTCTTGTGACTGTTACATCTTGTGGAGCAGTCAATTGATTAGGAATACTTAAAGTTGGTGTTGAACTTTCGCCAGAAGTTGCACTTACACTAATCTGGTTTGCGGTTCCAGTGATGTTTGCTACATAGTCACCAGTTGTATCAGATCCAAGAGAAACTGAGTTTGGTTGAATGGTTGCTGCTAAGGATACATTTCCAGTGCCATCAAAACTAATTGGAGAAGCAACTATATCTCCAGTAATCTCAAAAGTCCTTGGGGTTACTAATTGAGTTGCATAAGTTGCTATACCGGCATTGGTTGCATAAGTTGCTATGCCCGCTGTAGTTGCAAAGGTTGCTATACCAGCATTAGAGGCATAAGTTGCTATACCAGCATTAGAAGCGTATCCAGAGAATGTAGAGATTCCAGCATTAGTAGCATAAGTTGCTATACCGGTTAGATTTCCAATGAATGTGGTTGCTGTTACTACACCAGTAAATCTCCCATCACCAACAACATAAAGTTTAGATGTTGGATTTGTGGTTCCTATACCAACAGAACCATCCTTTTTAATGACTACCGTATATGTTCCATTATCAGTAATAGCAATTTGATTTGCAGCAGACTCAAGTTCAATTTCTAAATCATTTGCAGTTCCATCATAAAATACTTTAACATCATCACTTGTACCAAATTGCAAGATATCACTATCTGCTAAATCAATAGCAGCACGAACATTTAACGTACTATCTATCGTTAAATTGGTAAATTGCCCATTACTCCAAGTAAAGGCAGTGTTTCCAACAACACCAGTATTATCAGTAGGTGGTAAAATATTTGCTGCTGTCAAAATACCAGAAACTTTTGCATCACCAATAACATCAAGTCTGGTAGTTGGTCGAGTGGATCCTATACCCAAGGAATTTGTACCTGGATTAAATACTATAGAATCACTAGATACAGAAATACTTGAAATTGTTCCAGATATTATTGGAGATAATACTGGATAATATATTTGATTATTATCAATATTTTGAATTGTATTTAAAATTGTTCCTGTTAAATTAGAACCATCACCATAGTAGGTAATTCCAATTCCGCCAACAGTGGCACCACTTCCAACTGGTGTTATTCTAAAGTTTCCAATTGTAGAAACACCAGAAACACTTAGTTGTTGTGCTGTTAGATTAGTAGTGCTAGTAACTCCAAGAGTGCTTATACCAGAAATACTTAATGCAGTTCCTACAATATTAGTACCTGATATTCCACCTCCGGTAAATTCACCATAAACGCTACTAACAATTCTATTTGCAGTTAGAATTCCTGTGATATAACTATCACCAACAACATAGAGTGCCGAAGTTGGATTTGTAGTACCAAGTCCAACATTATTATTCAGATTAATTCTTATTGCATCTCCACCATTCGCACCGAGACCGAGTTGAACAGATCCAGCAGCACGAATATTAGAAACTAAATTTGAATGACTAAAGATTAAATCACCTTCACCACCAGTTACAAATCTTATATCTCCACCATCAACTTCTAATTTATAACCAGTGCTTATTCCACCGGCACCAACACCAATCGCAACTTGACCCTCAGTTGTAACTACGAATGGTGTGACATCTGGATTTTCACTATCCTCTACGATAAAAGCAGGTCCAGTACCAGTTTGGGTGATTCTTACTATCTCAGTTGGACTGTTTCCCGCAAATACCGCACCTCCTACGACTTCTAAAGGTGCCGAAGCATTTGTGGTTCCAATACCAACTTTACCAGTAACCTCAAGTACTGTTTGATTTTCAGTATAAGAAACAATACCAATTTTTAGATTTTGTTGACGGTTACTGATATACTTTGCCATTTTCTTGTATTAGTTGAGTGTTTCTAAAAGACTTGCGACAAACTTCAAGTTACTTCCATTACTACCAGATAGAACTAACCTATCTCCACTTTCTAATACCAATTTTCCAGCAAGAAGACTAGAAGTATCATTTGCAGAAATTGGATATTCTTTTAATAGTTCAGTATCAGTTGAACTTCTGCGGTGTACAAAAGTTACATCTTCACTTGTTGCCCCAATATTTGCAACTTGTGCTAAAAGAACTACACCAGTATAACCTACCGGTGCCGTATAAACGACTGTTGGACTTGTTGGTACAACTGCAGTAACTGTCTGGAATACATTAAGTGCTAATGCCATTGAATTAATCTCCTCCTAGTGCGAGTATAAATGGTGTCATTGTCGAGAACAAACTCTTGGAATAAAATGTTCCACTAATTGTTCCTGTTTGTTGATTAATCACAACACCATCACCAATACGAAAGTTTCCCGATTGGTCAGTTGAAGTAAAAACAACCAATCCCCCATTACGAGCATCAGTTTCATTTTCTTGAATAGGAACTCCACCAGAAGCAGGAAGAGCAGTTGCAATATTCGTTCCAGAACCAATGTATTCAAGTGAATGTCCCGATGCAAGAACACGACTTTGTTTAAAGAAAGGAACAGTACTACCAACTCCCACCGCATAAGGAACATTATCACTTAAGGTAATGGTACAAATACCGGCAGAAATTGGAGTGGAACTTAAAATTGAATAATAAGTTGGAACTAAATTTGCAGTTCCTGTTGCAGTATTAATACCACTACTAGGAGAAGAAAAAGTTACTGTTGGTGCTGTAGAATAACCCCTTCCATTTGAAACCATTTCAACATTAGTCACTGAACCATTTTTAACTTCACCCACAGCAGTTGCAGGAATACCCCAAGGTTCATCAGGAGAACTAAAAGTAATATCAACATTCTGTGTGTATCCAGTACCACCAGAACCTACTGATACTCCACCTACGGTAAAATATAACTCATCCAGATAAATCACTTGCCCATCAAAGGGTCTTACTACATTAATTTTTACAGTACCACCTGATTGATATGTGTGTGAGAGTGTAGAAACACCAACATAAACAGAAAAAGAAGTTGATGATGGAATACTTTGAATTTCAAAAACATAACCACTATTACCTGATGGGTAAGTTACAATTCCTGGACCAGAAGGGCAGGTAAACCCAAGTCCAACAATTGAAACACCCATTCCCACATTAAAATTATGATTAGAATTTACCGTGATTGTTGTAAGTCCTGTTGTATTATCATAAAGTGCATTTGTAACATTCAGTGTTGGAGTATTTAAGTCAAGAACAAACTCAAAAGAACTTGCTGCGGCAGAACTTGTAACAATTCCCGTGTATTTCTTAGGTCCAACTCCATCAGCAATCAAACCAAAATTACCGAAAGATGAGTTGGAGTTTGTAAGGTCACAAGCAGCACCACTACCACAAAAAACTGCAATTTCATCACAAATAGTAAACAAAGAAACTAACTGAGCATAACCTTCATTTGTGATTGAAACTCCAATGCCACCTTGATTGTATTGAGTATAAGAATCAACCACCATAGATTTTGTTTGTCCAATTGATTTGGAACCATCAATCTTCATTCCAATACTATTTGGAATAAAGTTAGTACAGTTCTGCACATAAGGTGATTGATCATTGTAAACTGGAATGTTTGGATTAAATGCAAAAATTGCCTTACCAGAATTCAAAGTTCCGGTATAAGACATTTCGGCAATATAATTGCCAGTGCTCACATAGAACAAATCTTCATCAGGATTTAATGGTGATACTGATACTTCTCTTAAACTATCACCAACAATTGAAACTTGTTCTGGAATAATTAATGGATTATTTTCTAGATAAGTTCCAGCACTAACTTTAATAACTGTTCCTGTTGTTGATTCTGTAAGTGCTGCTCCGATTGTTGCTTTTGCGTCTCCAAGTTTTCTTCCTGTGTTTGTATCACTTCCATCTTTTGTGACATAAAGAATATTTGTAACTGTTGCTCCTGCACCGATGCGAATGATATCGGTTCCAATTCCGCTCCTTTCCCTCTTGGCATACAACTCCGCATCATATGTGTTATATGAAAGTTCTGCAGATAGTAATTGAGATGCTGTAGGTTTTTTACCAGGTACAGCAGATCTTTTAATTCTAATAGGAGTTGGCATTTATCGCATCGGTTATTTATCAAACTTGCAGAATAATCTGCTTTAAGTTATTTATTCAAGATAAATTATTGCGTCTTGGACGATAAGTATGTAAGTTTTTTGGAGGATCTGGTTTCATCCATTCTTCTATTTTATTAAACTTTTGCTCGTCATAAAAATATTGTTGGATGTACCATAACTTCCAGTGTTCATGACCTTTTGATTGATTACACTCGTGGCAACAACATACTACATTTTTTGTAGTATCTTCCCCACCTTTTGATTGTGGGACAATATGATCAATTGTAAGATTTTCATCAGACCCACAATAGGCACACTTATTATCCCAACTTTCCTTTATATGTTTTCTCCATAATCTTTTTGCTTCAGAACTTGATGTTGTATGAAGATTAAAGACATATTCTTTAGGATTATGGAAGGGAACCATAAGTATTTGCAACTTATGATTATTTATTCTTTGTTCTTATAACTTCTACTAGTTCTTTCAAAGTAATGTATATGTAATGAAACTCTTCATAATAAGTAATGTCCGAATCTCTTTTGAGAAAATGAGTTATTTTCTTTATCATATAATCACAGGTTCTCCTTGCCCTTCTGGTAATTTTATTTGTGGTAGTTGATTAATTTTTTCAACCATCCAATTTTCTTGATGTTCTTTATAAAGAGTAGAATCAATTTGAATTCCAGTAGTAGGAAGTTGCTTTGGAATTTCAATATCAACTACTGGACCCATCATAAATTTATTTCTTGTGATTGTCCTATTTTGCGGATCAAAAGAAACCATCGCAAGAGCATCTGCCTCTTCACCACAATCAGCAATTTTTCTTCCAGTTTTAATTTCAATTACAGAAAAATAATCTTCACTATTGTATTTTTTCATTTTTAGAAGTCTTTTGATTATTATAGGACACTTGGGGTTTCCTGTAAAGACCAGGCCAAGTGTCTCTAATAATCTCTGCAAGTTTATAAGGTGTCTCTGAACTAATCACCTAACCCTCCCAGTTTTCATAAATGTTTCTAAAATACAAATCAACTTTATCTAAATCATCCAGATGAACATCACAAGTGTAGTTATGATCATCACACCATTCTAATGCAATTTCATGAAATTTTTGTTCCGATATAGTTCTTTCAACTCCATAAGTTCTCGCAAATGAGGACATTATGAAATTCCAGCACTGATCTTCGCGTTTCATTCTTTTCCTTTCAGAACTTCCTCCCAGTCCTTCTGGAATAACTCAAGTCCCTTATCTGTCATAATGTTCTTATACATCGCCCAGAATACAACTGGAGGAATTGTAACAACATCAGCACCATAAAGTGCAGATTGTTCTACTTGTCTTACATCACGAAGAGATGCTGCAAGAATCTGTGTGCTGGTTCCTGAGTAATCAAATGCTTTACGGATATTCTTGATCAGTTCAATACCATCTACAGAATTATCCATCCAACGACCCACAAATGGTGAGATATAAGTTGCTCCTGCCTTTGATGCAAGTATTGCCTGTGCCACCGAGAATACAAGAGTTACATTCGTTTGAATTCCCTGCCCAGACAGGAACTTACAAGCCTTCAATCCTTCTACTGTACAAGGAACTTTGATTGTAACTGCTGGTGCGATTGTATAATAATGTTTTGCTTCTGTAAGCATTTCTTCGGCAGTATCTGCAACGACTTCTGCCGAAATGCTTTCTAACTCTGGAAATATTTTTGAAATTTCACTAATAACTTCTTGAAGTTGTCTACCACTTTTAAGAATCAAAGTGGGATTTGTAGTAACTCCATCTAGTAGTCCAGTATCATATGCTGAACTAATCATTGAAACATCTGCCGTATCTAAAAAGATCTTCATAAAAGAAAAAGAACTCCTTAGTAATTATAAGAAGTTCTTTTTAGGTGTCTATGAATTGTTGGGATTTGAAGATATTATTCAATACTTTTCCAAGCAATATACGCCGTTTCTTTCTACAATTGCAGAACATGTATCGCACCAATCTCCGCAACACATATAAGTAATTTTATTAAACTTACGAATATTTCCGGAATGTATGTGACCACAAATTACTCCGTCATATTTCTTATCTCTCTGAACACAATATGATGCAATATCAGTCTCATATTGATTGATATAGTTCTTACCCCGAACACTATTCTTCAGTGCATAAACCAAAGAGAATCTGAAGAATCTTTCCAGGAACAAACTGATCGGTGTAATCAATTCATATCCTTTATTAAACATTAATTGTTTCCAGGAACCGGATGAATACTCGGAATACTTATCTCCGTGAACACAAAGAAACTTATTACCTTTTGAATCTTTATGCGTATATTCATCTACCATTCGGAAGTTCTTATGTTCAAAATCACAGTAGCGACGAATTTGCCCTTCGTGATTTCCAAGAATATAAATGACCTCTGTTCCCCTTTTAGCAAGATTTAAGATTTGATGAACACACTCGGTATGTTCTTTTGTCCAACGAGTATTATATTTTTCCATACAGTAGATGTCTATAATATCACCTACCATTACTAACTTTTTAGTTTTGAGTTCTTTTAAAAACTTTAAGAACTTTTCAGTATTACATCTTGGAGTCCCAAGATGAACATCACTGACGAAGACTGTATCAAAATTTGAACTCATTTTAATCTCCACCCATTATACTGTGTTCTTTTATATGTAGGATTCTTAGAGGTCTTGTGTTACTGACATTATAAACATAAAGATTCCGAAGAGTATGAAGACTGTGAGAATGAAAAACATATTCTTAAAAATACATTACTGAAAGAGTAAATATGACAAATATGATAACTGTGAACATCATAATACCTACGCCTGCCCAGATTATCCAAGGTTCCATAGGTTCGTGTTGAGGATTGTGACTCATATTATTGGTGCTTTTAATTATTGGGTTTATCATTAGTATCTCGTTCCTGAATTCCGACTTCCATTGCATTCATTGTAAAATTATATGCATTGACTTTTTGATTTTTACTAACTTTACTAATATAGTAAATACGTCCTATATCATCTTTAAGTTGATTCAGTTGTGTTTGAATTCCTTCCATTGATGCATAATTAGAAGTTGTTGGAAAGTCCTCTGGATAACTTACAAAAGCATCTTCCAGTGTTTTGATTTGTTCTGTTGTTAGTTGTTTCATATGTTTTGGGGTTTATGATTATCTTAGCAGAGTTGGGAGTCTTATGTCAATAAAAAGCATCTTTATTTAATTTATAAGTCTTTCCATTTACTGTAATTTTACCATCACCTTCTCCTGTCAATGCTTTTCGTAATTGTTTACTTGCAACAGGGTCTCTGAGTATCTCTTCTAGTTTTTTACTTATAGGTAATTTCATAGTCTTATTGGTGCTTTTGTAAATATGCAACCAAATCTTTAAGGTAGTCAGATGCCTTATCCCAATCCCCATTAAACCTATCATTAAGTTCTTGATAAATTTTTTCTGCATTTTCAGGTGCTAGATTGGTTGCCTCAATAAATCCTTCTTTAGTAATCATAATGTTTTAATGTTTTTTCTGTAAGGTTGATGATTTCAGTTATGGGCAATTCTACCATATAACACTCAGTATGTCCAGCGTCCTTGGATTCAAAATCAATTTTATAATCTTGGTATTTTTGATGAATGAACTTTTCAAGATGATGAACTTGATAATGAATTCCTTTCCATATTTTAATTACACTATGTAATTTATTTTTTGTGTGATTTGCTAATTTGTTGAAACTTCTTCCAACCTTATAAACCAGTTTACCTTCAAGATAAACAATAACCAAATACAAATAATCAGTATCAAAATATCTTTCTTTCCAAGGATTTTGGCAATTATTGCCCTTTATTTTTTCTCCATATTTTTTGACTCTTTCATCAGTTTCTTTGGTTAATCCTTTATTCCAAACTTTTTGACCTGTTTTCTTTCCTTTATTCCAAGGTTCTTTACCAACCTGCCATTCAGAAAAGTTTCTTGTTACACCAATTGTTTTAAGATACTTATATACGGAAACTCTTGGTATGTTTAGTTGTCTTCCAATTTCGTGGGAGGATAAACCAGACAAATACATTTGTTTCCAAATCTCCCTATCCTTATCAGTATATTTTATATTCATTTGTGGTCTGCTCACGGATATTATTATTTATAAAAAAGAGACCTTTACAGGTCTCTTCATTATATCACAATTTAGTGATTATATCAACCGATAGAAGGAGCAGTTAGAGCAACCGAAGTTGTTTCTGCTGCAGCCAAATCTAAAGGAAAATTATGTGCATTTCTCTCGTGCATAACTTCCATACCCAACCCAGATTTGTTCAATATGTCCGCCCAAGTAGGAATTACCCGGTTTTGACTATCCAGAATACTCTGATTGAAATTTAGTCCGTTGAGGTTGAATGCCATAGTGCTTACGCCTAGAGCAGTAAACCAGATGCCCACAACGGGCCAAGCGGCGAGGAAGAAGTGAAGTGAACGAGAATTATTGAACGAAGCATATTGGAAAATGAGTCGTCCAAAGTAACCGTGAGCCAATTGTCCAAAAGTTTCCTTAAGGGTTGGACTATATCTTCACCTATTAAAGGTGCTGGGCGCTCTTGCCTGTTATTAAGGGAACTGTATCCCTCAGGTAGTCTCTGAACCTTTCCTAGATGTATCTAGGACTTGGATGCTGATTGCCATATCCATAAAGGACTTAGGTTTCCAGCAGTTCACCCAGTTTAACGTGACCCGCTCTGTCAAGCCACGATGTTATAAGTCTCTTCTTCTTGACCAAACTTATAACCATAATTCTGTGACTCAGTTTCTGTGGTTTCACGAACCAGTGAAGAAGTCACAAGAGAACCGTGCATAGCACTGAACAGAGAACCACCGAACACACCAGCAACTCCAAGCATATGGAAGGGGTGCATCAGGATGTTGTGCTCTGCCTGGAACACAAGCATGTAGTTGAATGTTCCGGAGATGCCCAGAGGCATCGCATCAGAGAATGAACCTTGTCCGAAAGGATAAACCAGGAATACAGCAGATGCAGCAGCAACAGGAGCACTGTAAGCAACCATAATCCAAGGACGCATACCTAGACGGTATGAGAGTTCCCATTCACGTCCCATATAGCAGTAGATGCCAATGAGGAAGTGAAATACAACAAGTTGGAAAGGTCCACCGTTATAAAGCCATTCATCAAGACTTGCTGCTTCCCAGATGGGATAGAAGTGAAGACCAATGGCGTTGCTTGAAGGAACAACAGCACCAGAGATGATGTTGTTTCCGTACATGAGTGAACCAGCAACAGGTTCACGAATACCGTCAATGTCCACCGGGGGTGCGGCAATGAAGGCGACGATGAAACAAATAGTTGCAGCAAGCAACGTTGGAATCATCAGAGTTCCGAACCAACCAACATAAAGGCGGTTGTTCGTTGAAGTAATCCATTCACAGAATGAGTTCCACGCCGAAGTAGTTGGGCGACGTGTAGCGATTGTAGCAGTCATTTTTCGTTAAAGGGTAAGTATGTGTCCAGGGGGAACTGAACGGTACAAGTATTCCCCACGACACCCTCCATCGTGGGTATGAGAGACTGTGTTTAACCTCCCCATAGGTCTCGGTTAGGCAGAGGACAACGTTAAGGTTTTGTTACATTCCTTAACTTGTTGTTGTATTTATCATAGCACTGTCAGGGATCCCTGTCAATAGGTATGAATGCTTATCTGGAATATTCCTCAATTTTGTCCAGAACCTTATTCAGATATTGATGCGCTAACCACTTTGGGTCATATCCAGTCTTATTCATCCATTCATTATCCAAATCTTTTTTTAACTTAAGAACTTCACATTTAATAATATCTTTAGTCAGTTGTCCTCTTGGCATAATAAAAAAAAACTCTACCCCTTATTTAGAGGTAGAGTTTAAAAAATATTTTCTAATATTATGCGAGTACTGCTTCACGCAATTCTGTTTTTACATACTCAAGAACATTTTCTGGAGTTGTCACTTCATAAGGATCAGTAGGAGCATTATCTTGCTTTCCTGCTTCCTCAAAGAGTTTCTCAATGATACCATCCTTCACCACAGCAGCATATCGCCAAGAACGCTCACCAAAACCAAGATTGGTCTTGGAAACGAGTTGACCCATAGAGCGAGTGAAGTAAGCATTTCCATCGGGAATGAGTTGTACGTTTTGAATGTTTTGGTCTTGTGCCCAGGCATTCATCACGAAACCATCATTAACAGAAATACAGTAAATAGCATCAATACCAAGAGCAGTGAACTCATCATACTTCTCTTCAAATCCAGGAAGTTGATAAGCGGAGCAAGTAGGAGTGAACGCTCCAGGAAGTGAGAAGAGTACAACTCTTTTATCTTTAAAAAGTTCATTACTTGTACGAGTTACAAACTCCCCAGATTCACGAAATACAAATTCAACTTGAGGAATTTCATATCCTTCTTTACGCATAGTAACCTCCATCAGAACAGACCAGGAATTACTTGCCCAGTGGTGAAGTAAGTACCAACTGCAATTACGAATCCAAGCATCGCAAGTCTTCCGTTCCAACGCTCAGCAGTTTCAGTGAAAATTTTGTCCATTTGTTTTACCTCAGTAAGTTTCAGAAAGTTTTTCTACAGCATAACTCAGGAGAACCAAAAATGCAACTCCTGTAATTGTGAAGATGATTTCAGTCATCAGAAGATCCCGAAGAAGAAGTTGCCAGTGATAGAATAAGAAATAACACCAGCAACAAAACCGACCATTGCCCAGCGTCCATTAGTACGCTCCTTAACTTGATTTGGAGTCAGCATTCCGTAATTCTCATAATACATTACGGGTTCTTTGGCAAACATATTTTGTTGCCCATATTCATTAGTTGTTACAGTCATATAAGTTTTGTGAAGAACTGTTACACAAGTATATAGCAGAAAAGGAGGAGTGTCAAGCCCTATTTGTTTTCAAATCCTGGCGGTAGAGTTCCGAAATAAGGATCATAATCAAATATTGGATTCCAATCACTTATATTACTGGAATCATTTCTCCAAAAATTCCAAAGTCCTTCATAACTTGACTTATGAAAAATATCAATATGTTCATTATGAATAGAAGATCCCAATTCAATCTTATAAAGAAATAATGGAATTGAATATGTATTTCCAGAATTATAAATTAAATCATCAGCAACTGCTCTGGGTTTAACTCCATTGTCAATCTTATACCTATCACCACGAACATGAAGACTGATAAGTTTTTGTGCATGATGACGAGTAATTAAATAGCAAGCAGTAGAAAAATCATTCACAAATCTACGATGCAACTTAATATGAACTTGTGCAGGATTAATGATTGCAAGTTGAACAACGTCATAAGCATAAGGAATCTTAGAAAAGAAATCTTTCCAATTAAATCCCCAATGTTTTACAGTATCTAAATCACAATCATCCTCCATAATGAGAGCACAAGGTGCATCAGAAGTCTCTAAGAAGTGCCTGAGTGCCTTCAGATGAGATGTTACGCAACCGACTTCACCAGAAGACATCATATCAGGATAACGACCTTTAAGAATATCACCTAAGTCTCTACCATCCCTACCATCATAAGCAGAGATGCGAGTATAATCTTCAATTTCCCAATACTTGAATTGATCCTCCATATACTCTGCTCTTTCTGGTTGTTCGTCCAGATTGAGATAATAGATGGGGGGAAGACCTTTGAGTTTATAGATTGCTTTGTTTTTATCCATGACAAATTAAACCTTATTTAAGTTATGAGATTGATATTTCTTTAAATATTTTTGTGATTGATAATATCTCCTTAATTGTTTTTGATTTAATGTTTGAAGATAATTCCACAATTCATTATTTCTAGTAATATATGGATTTTCAAAACCAGAGTTATGTCCCCTATAATGCTCTAAGTGATATACATATGAGTGATCAATTCTACCCACATTATATCCAAGAACATTAAATCTAAAATATCTTTCTTTATCTTCTGGAGACCAGGAAATAAAGTTCTCGTTTTCCATTCCAGCATTAATATAGGATTTTGTTTTAATGAATTGAACGTGTCCAAACTCAGACCTATGAATATTGGAATTTTTTTCTAAAATTGAAAAATCAAAATTATTATTAATAAAGTCACTTACAAGTGCATCAGTTGCAAAAATTTGATATTGATAGTCTCCTAATCCATAGGGATAAACTAAATCATAATTTTTCTTTACTATTAATTTTACTGCTTCTATGCAAGTTTCTGCTTTTAATAAAGCATCACAATCATAATTAACCACAATATCAGTTTTTACCTGTTCTATCATTTCATTTAAAATTTTCATTCTGTGAAATTCTGAACTATCAGATTTTTCAAACAGATATATCAGATTGTTAATTTCATCCTTATCTAAAAATTCTTTAATTTGTTTTATAACACACTCTTCAACAAAAGGTCTGGAATCAACTTCTTTTAATATCACTTTAGTGTTAAAAGTTTTTAGAAGATAGCAAAGAACTGTAGTAATATTCCTAGTCCTATCTCCAGAGTCAAGTCTAATCGGAATTATAAAAGTGCAGTTGGAGAGATCTATTTTTTTCATATTCTAATCCAATCATTTAAATATAAATCTTGAGTTTGATTTTTAGAAGTATTACCCTCTGTACCAAACCACCGTAAAGGAGCAATAACTTTTTTACTCTTTGCCAACCATGCTCCCCACCAAGAGAATGAAGAGTTTGCAATAATATGATAATGGCACATACTCATTAAACATAAATCAATAAATCCATTATGAGATTCTGAAATAATAAATCTATCTGATTCAAATAAAGTCTGAGACTGACACCATCCAACATCATCCGAAAAAATCATTACAGGAATATCAGAATCAAAATGTTCTAATGCTCTTTCATAATAAGAAAGATCGCACGGAGGATGATTTTCTGAATTAGAAACGTAGTCAGTTCTTCTTACATGCAAGGCAATAATATCATCAAAATCAAAATTAGTTACACAAGGTTCTAAAATATATTCTTTAAACTTAAAGTCTTCTCTGATACTATCTTCAATATGCTTAAAGTATTTTTCACTCTGAAAATATCCATGTAAATTTACATTATCTGGACAATTTTCAACATACTCAGAATCATAGTGAAACTGGTTTTCTGCATAAAAATCCGCAGGCAAAAAACCCACATTTTTTAAATTATTAAGTTCAAACACATCAAATAATTTATTATCTTTCCATTCATCACCATAGTCGGTTTTAGGAATACAGAAATCATATCCTTTTGTTGCAGCAATACCTCTTAAAGAAGCATACTGAAACATCTGATTTGCTAAACGACCATTTTGTCCAAGATAATTAAATCCAATCATTTTATCAAGAATAAAGAATAGTTTTTTTATCGGCAGGGGAGTGAATCATTCTTGCGGAAAAATCAAACTCACTATCAGGGTAATTCCCAGGTTTTGCAAAGCAAGAATGTAATACATGAAAATCTTCAAAATTATCAATCCTATATCTATTTAAATGACTTTCATCATGCGCTGCTGCCATTACATTATTTTCCAAATCTTTTTTAATTCTTCCATCAAGTTCATCAATTAATTTAAAAATTTCTGGAATCTTACCTCCCCAAATACATCCTTGAAGATATATGTCATCTCTTTCATCCCCCACTTTTATAGATGATAAAGACTTTTCGTTTCTTTCAAATGGTAGTTGACCAATAAATTTACTCCAGTGAGTACTAAAAGTTGGATGCTGAACTCCAAAGAATGGTTTTTCATCATTAAAGAATTCTTCATAAGTGATTAGTTGATCACAGCAATACATATCTGCATCAAAGTATACATACCAATCATAATCCTTTAATTGGCTTTCAATTTTTTTGATTTCTCCAAATCTTCTCAATCCACCAATACTATTATACATTAAATTATACCAATTATCTGAAGAATAATCTGATGTGGTAATTTCAATATTTTCAGATGATGGTATAATTTTAATATTGTCTGGAATGTCATCTCCAAGATCTCCATCTGTAAAAACAAAAAAATCTTTCTGACATTCTGGAACAAAATATTCCATAAGTGTTTCATAATATTTTGGGAAAAACTTTAAGTAATTTCCAGTACCTATAAAATTAATAGCAATTTTTTTCTTTGAATTATTATAATCAGTAATTACTTTTTTAACCATTGGAATAAAATAAGATGTTAAAGTATGCTTCCAAGAAAATATTTTAGAATATTCTAAAATTTCTTCCCTATGTTGAACTGAATAAGTTCTATTTTTAATAATTTGTCTCTCTATATATTCTAAATCATCAATCTTATTTTCGGGAATTACTGTAATAAATTCTTTAGTTTGATCTAAGTTTGCTGTTGCATATTCACTTATAACTACACCCAATCCAGCAGCAAATGCTTCCATACAAACTAAAGGATGAGCTTCACCATCGGATAAAAGAATTAGATTTCCATATTTAGTAAGATTTTCGTGTAAAATATTTTTATTCCATTCACCAAGATAATTTTTTGACTCATCAAATCTAGAATCCGCAATATTTCCTGCATACCATATAGAATCAATATTTTGAAATTTATATTGGCGTTTGCGATAATCTATTTTTGCTAAGTAAATACTACGATCAGGATACTCTGGATTTAAAGTAAATTCAAACGCATCTGTATTTACACCATTTGGAGTTACAAATAATCTATGACTCGGAATATCTGCTTTAGTTTTATAAACTTCTTTAATTGATTCGGATAAACAAAAAACATTGGGTTTAATATTTTCAAAGAGATTAAAGATATTAATATATCCACCCATCATTTCCGGTCTTTCTAGATAAGCAAAATGAGTAGTGCAAGCACAAGGATAATTAATGTATGGATATAGACCAACCCAATCATCATAATTAATATGAACAAAATCGGGATTAAATCTATTGATTGTTTCTATAATTTTTATGGGATCATTAATATTGACGATTTGAATCTCATGACCCATTTTTTCTAAAAATATTTTATAGTCCCATATCAAACTTTCGACTGCACCCCATCCTACTGGAGGTATTTGAGTATTTGGTCCAATGATACTTATTTTCATATTAACTTATTAATGATTGTAATTTTGAAATATATTCAATCTCAATAATTTTTTCTAAACTAAATTTTTCAATACCATACTTTCTAATTTGATCTCGGTGTTTTACAGAATATTTTTTATTTCTTGATATTACTTCAATAATGTAATCAATATCTTCAATTTTATTTTCAGGAATTACATCAATAAATTCTTCAGACAAATCAAGTTCCAGAGAAACAGACTCCGAAACTACAACACCCAAACCACAAATCAATGCCTCTTTAACTACAAGAGGCGTTGTATTTTCTGTAGAACTCAATAAAATAAAGTTTGAATATTTTGTAATTTCTTGGTTAAGTTTTTCTCTATCATACTCTCCTTTATAATTTTTAAGATTTGTAAATCTCCCACTTTCTCTCCTACCAACAAAATCAATATCTTCAATATTTTCAATTAGGTATTGGCGCTTACGATCACAAATTTGAGAAAAACATAAAGTCTTATTATAAACCGGTGTTTCTTCATATGTATAAGATTCAACAGCAACACCAAGACGATTTAACCAACAATTAGATTCAACTGCACCATTCTCAACAAAAACATCAATATCATTTTGACTAGATGCAAAAATGTTAAACTCTTTATTTTTAGTATAAGATTCTACAATTGAATTATATCTATCATATTTCCACATAGACTGATTGCCAATATACGGGTAATGACTAGATACGATTAATTTTCCATTATTTAATTCTAAAATTTGAGGAATAATATCATGAAAAACATCATAATGTAGATGAATAACATCAAACTTATCTTGTTTTAGTTCTTCAATAATTTGATTTCTATCTGGTGTATTAATAATTACACCAGTATGCCCAAGTTCTCCTAGTATATTTGCATAATCCCAGATTAACATTTCAACTGCACCCCATCCAACTGGAGGGATAGACATAATTCCAGGTCCAATAAAAGCGATGTTCATTTACAATTACCTATCCATTCTTCAACTTTAATTTTTGGTTCCCATCCAAAAGTGTTTTTAAGTTTTTGATTGTCTGCAAGAGTCACCCTTGATTCGCCAGGACGTTCTGGAAGGTGAACAGTATGATCAGAAATCATTGCAGCAATCTCATTAACTGAGTGATTTCTTCCAGTTCCAACATTAAAAACTTGACCAAAAACTTCTGGATTTGGATTTGAAATTGCTGCTAAAATATTTGCGTTAACCACGTCAGAAACGTGAGTAAAATCTCTGCGTTGATTACCATCCCCAACAATTGTGAGAGATTCCCCAGCATCCCTTTGACGCATAAAAATACCAATTACAGGAGCATACTGCCCTTTAAGAGGTTGCCTTTCACCATAAACATTAAAATATCTAAAGCAAATTGTAGGGAGATTAAAAAGATCTGTATACATTTTACACAGTTTTTCACCATTCACTTTAGATACTGAATATGGGTTCAAACAATCATCTGGTTGTGTCTCAACGTTTGGATGCGAATTCAATCCATAAGCAGATGATGTTGAAGAATACATTACACGCTTCACACCTGCCTCACGAGCACATTGAAGAACAGTCACAGTGCCTACTGAGTTAATACTAACTGCTTCTATAGGATTTTTAATTGCTGGTTGAATACGCGCTTCAGCAGCAAGATGAAACACATAATCTACACCATCATAAAGAGGGCGAGTATTTCCATAGTCACGAATATCATACTTATAGTTTTGCGCTTTATCATTCCAATAAAACTGATCGTGGACATCAGAAAATTCATTATCAATTACAACTACTTCGTGTCCCATTTCTAGAAGACGATCAACTAGGTTAGAACCAATAAATCCCGCACCGCCAGTAACTAATGATTTCATATTAATTATTACCCATTTGAATACATAAAAGACCTTTCATTTTTTGTAGATACATAAGATTCGTCATTATCCCCCAAAGTTTTAGCAACTGGAATTTGATTATGGTAAACATGAAATCCCAGAAGAACCTCTGGGTTAAATTCTACACCCATCCCATAGTATTTGTCAAGATGGTGAATAACATCAGAATACATATTCATATTATCACTATTTGATAATGCAATATGATCGTTGATTGCATATTCCGTATGCTTACAATCATTTTTTGTATTCAAATATTTTAAATTAAAATTTTTAACATCATATTTTTTATTAAAAATATAATCAAATCTACACTTCAAAACGGCATCATATTTGAAGTTATTTTTTATTTCATATTCAACTTTTAAATTATTACATTGATTTAAAGAGTAAAACATTGATTGAATATTTTGAGATGGATTTCTATTAAATCTAGGATGATAGCAACCCCAATGAGCGGAATCTGGATATTGTTTTTCAAACTGTATTGGATTTTCAATTTTGTAGTGAACTGGATTTAGAGTAGTGATGATATAGTCAAACAAATCATCAGTATAAACATCAGATGGTGCATCATCTCTAAATGGAACTCCTTCTACACCCCACCAACTATGAAAAAAGAAATCAACGTTTTGTTCGCATGACCACGATTCTTTAATATTCTCCAAACTATTTTTTACATCCCTTGGTTGACCAGATAAACAAACTGCTAATTTCATAACACTTTTAAAAGACTTTGGGCTCGATTGACATAAGTATGATATTCTTTAATGTAGTTAACACTTTGCTTAATAAACTCATAATCATCCTTTCTTTCCATCGCGGCATAAAATAACTCCGTTGGAGATTCTTTATATAAGCAATATTCGTCAAGTTCTTTATATGCCTCATAGCAGTTAGTCATTCCAAGATGACCATAACTCATATTTTTATATAATCTGCAAGAAATTCTTCCCCATTCTACATCAGCTTGGCATCTAATATCAAATCCCAACAATGACTCTTTCGAAAGGCGAATATAATCCTCCTCAGATAATTGGTTTGCAGAAAAATTGTTTAAAACAAATTCAATATTATTTTTTCTACATTCATTTGCAAACTCTTCAATCAAATGAATATTAGAGTATCTTCCATCATTTGATATTGAACCAAGGAAATAAACATTGTTACTTCTAGGATAATAAACATCATTTTCATCTATCTCGTTTGGCATTAAATTTGTCGCCCAACCAATATAGACTTTATCAAAATCATCAATTCTATAATTTACTCTACCATTTTTAAAATCAATAACTTGATTAGTAGATGGTTCATAATAACATCCCTTGTCCATTTTTGTTTTTTCTTTATCAAGTTCATAAACATAATTGGGATGATCAATCTTTTTGAGATTATATCTCATATCAACAAACTTACGGACATTGCCAACATATTTCGCTGGGTTATAAGCACAATGAACAAAATAAGTAGAAGTCTTATCTAAAGGAATTTCTGAATCATCATATCCCTCTGCAATAAAAATACAATTAGAAAAATCAAAATTTTCTATTTTTTCATTTGGAAACCAGTAAACATCATGACCCAAATACTTAAATGCATTATAAAAAGAATTCCAAACGTAACTGATTGTATTTTTCAAAACTCCATTTTCAGGATAAAAACCCCAGATAATAATTTTCATCTTTTAATCTCCAAAAAATTTTTAGTATTTTTATAACTACAAATTGATGTAGTGGTTATATTAAATTGATAATGTTGAATATTATATGGTTTTCCAACATTTTCTATAAGTTTATGCATATGTATAATTCCATCTTTATAATGTTCTTCCACATTTGCTAAGTCATAAAAGAAATTAACTTGACTAGTTGGAACAATAAAAAACCAATCAGCATAATGTCTATCCCAACCAGCTTCATATCCATCTTGACAAAGAATATGATCCGATTCTAACTGACTGAAATTTAATTCAGTACCAAAAATATTATCAGTTCTAATTCTTACAATAAACTCGTATTCATTAGGATCAACTAATTTAACACAATCCAAAATTCCTTGATACTGACATTTAGATCTATAAAATTGACTTCTACTTTTCTCAATTGTTTCAAAAACCATATCTGGTTCAGCAGATAATTTATTGTAAAATGAAGTGTCAAAATTATATGGTTGAATTACTTTTACATCTTTAAGATTTAATGGAGAATATAATTCAATGAATTCACTCAATTCATTTTTTTCGTACTTGTCTGTAAATTCATGATGTATTAAAGTATTCTGCCAATCATCATTCCATTGAAAATTAGCATAAACATCATATTCACCCAACCCATCTAAAAAATTTTTTTTAATACTATCCAAACACTCTCTCACGAATCTTGGATATCCCGAAAAACAAACTGCGAATTTTTTCATATTTTAAACTCACTATTCCACCACTCTTGAAACTGTTGCGGATTTAAGGGTATTCTCTCCTCAATATTTAATATAGTTTTATTTGACTTCATATATTCTACTATATTATTATCAATTAATGTTTTCCTACCTCCACGAATAATACCATCTTGACCTTTAATTTTTTCCATTCTGATAACTCTATCACCAAAAGTATATTTGGGAAATTCTGGAATTATCTTTCCATCAAAAATATACTTATAAACTAACGCATTTAATACATCTTGATCTCCACAATAGTTTTTCGCATAAACGTCTCTATTATCATCTGGTGTTTTTTGAATTAATTTTTTATCTAAACACAAATTTAGATAATCTTGAATAAACTGCTTAGATGAATTAGTATTTCTAACTAAAATTCTAGCCGCATTTATGAGTCTAGAATTAGAAGCTAAGCGGCATTCATTTTCATTAGATATAACTTGAGAAAGAGTATATTGTTTAACATGCTCTTTCACTAAAGTTGGATCTCTTTCTATCTGAACCCAAAAGTCAGATTGGTTTTCCTCCAATAGATTTTCACAAATAGAAGAAATGTTTTTCCAGTCTGTATCAAAGTAATGTGGATTCTTTTTAAAATTACCATCATGATATAAAACAAGACTTCCCTCTGGAACTTTTGTTAAAACATGTTGAATTAAAAATGGTTTAAAGTCAAAATATCCGATATGATTTGCATTTGGATTATTATCAAGAGGTTCTAGAAAAGAATTGCAAACTTCTTCACTACCAGGAATTTGTTTTAAAGTTCTTTTTGTAAAAATAAATACCTCTTCAAAAAAATCCGAAAGTTTCTCTTTAATTTTATTTCCAGTTTCTGTTAAATCGAAACCTCCATCATACGGGTATCCTTCAGTAATAAAAGTAATAAAATACATTTAAAATCTTGGTAACGTTATATGAATTGGGTGTGGTTGAATATTAATATTAAAACAATCAATCATCTTTCTATGTAGCAACTCCGGACAAAATGCCATATCATTTTCTTTCAAACATTTATCCATAACAAGATCAAAAACAGGAAACAAACTCATAAAGGCATCCATAACCTTAGACCCACCAAAATCAAACCAGTCATTAATCATACCATCTGGTTGATTTGACAAACCAGAGAAATTAATGACATTTTGATCATAGTTTTCATAATTTATTTTAGTGTGTAAAATTGTGTCTGTTCTACATCTAACAACCCAGTCATATTTAAATCCATTTGCATATTCATGTACCTTTTTCAAGTTATTAACTTGATTCAATCCATAAAAATAAGAGAGAGTATTATTAATAATTCTGTTTCTAAATTCTAATCCTGGTTCACCCCAAGTCCAATATCTTTTAAAAGAAGTTTCAAAATGAATTTGATCATCAATAAATTTTTTACTAGGTTCAATAATATAAGAAACTGGTTTATATATTTTCAATAGATCATCAACAGCATTGGACTTAAGTCTTTGACTAGACCAATTACCCTCATGCTTATATGGATTATTCAAAAGTTCTTCATCAAACCATATATGAGCAAATACATCAACTTGATACCCCCGACAAGCATTGGCAATAATATAAGGTGCAACCTCGTCAACAAATCTTGGTTGACCGGATAAACATAAAGCAACTCTCATATTACAATCTCTTTGGCAACTTTTTTTACAAGACTTTCAATATCCAAATTAGGTTCCCACCCCAATAAATCTTTTGCTTTTTGATAGGACCCTTTAGAAGGTCTAGTAGTCTCTGTAGAAACCACTTCTTTATTCAATGGATAACCACCGTCAAATAATTGTGGATATCTACTCCATAGTTCTTGTGGTGGTTTATATGATAACCCAATGTGTTCGCATTCCAAAGATTCTGCAACCCACTGACCCATTTGATTTACACTTATTACCTGTCCTGTACAAACATTAAATGTATCATTTGGTTGTTTATCTAAGCAAATATCTAACATAGAAACAACATCATTTACCCATATAAAATCTCTAGTTTGAGTTCCATCTCCACTCAGTTGTGGCGAAATTCCTTTTTTAAATTCACGAACTAAGAAATTAATTAAAGGTGGATGAAGGCGAGTGTGATCTCCATCTGGACCAAAGACATTAAAAAATCTTAGAGTAGTAACTTTAAGATTATAATTTTCCCTATACGAATTTACCAAATCTTCAGCCATCTTTTTTGATAGGCAATAGTAAAGAGTTGGGTTAATTTCTAAATCTTCGGTAAAAATTTCGGCATTTGAATTTTCATAAACAGCACTAGTACTTGCAAAAATTACATGCGGAATATTATTTCTTCTTGCAAATTCTAAAACATTACTTGTTCCACCAACATTAATTGATATTGTTTCATATGGGTTATTTTCACAATCTGGTAAAGAAGTAATAGCAGCTAAATGAATAATACAATCATAATGTTGGGAACATGTATCAAAAAAATCCTGTGTTGTAATATCTACTTTTACAAAAGGTGCAATTAATTTATTTTTAGATATTAAGTTTGTTTTATGCCCATTTCTTAAATTATCAACTAACACCAATTGATGATTTTTTTTTATAAGTAACTTTGCCAATCCAGATCCAATTTGCCCAGCAGCACCAGTAATTAATATTTTCATTTAAAATACTCTCTCAATTGATTAGAGTTTCTAGTAATATTAATTGCAGAACAAGATGGATATGGATTACTTTTTGCAAAATCATTAATTAAAATTCTTTGACAGTGCGGCAGTCCCATAATTAAATGATCATATGGAATGCCCTTACTTTCCATCTCCAAAACAGTAACATCTTTAAGATATTCTGGTCTACTAGTAGTAAGAACTATTTTAACTTTTCCAGACTGATGTAACTCTCTTAAAAAATCTATATTTTCTTGAATACTAATTCCTGACCCAACATATGGTGGAAAATGAATTGAAGAATTAGTAACGAGTGTTCCATCGATATCTACAAACAAACACTTATATTGACTTTTATATAAGTTCCAAGATTCTATGGTTCCCCAGTCTTTAAAGTTAGATGTTTTAATTCCATAAAAAAGAGATCCTGACAAAATCATATCAAAAATAATATGACTAATATAACACTCTTCTTCAGTATCCATAAATTTTTCATAAGTTTTGCAAAATTCTGATGCTGATGAAAACCCATACCCACCGACAGAAAAAGTAGAACTGATTACTTTTTTTTCTACAATATTTGTAATAATACCATTAATATCAAATTCAATATAACTCTTTGTTCTAGCATTAATATTATCCATATCATTTAAATCAAAAAATGCAGCTTGATTATTTTCAGTTTCAATATTGCATTGATAATATCCATCAGAATCTTTTATGAAAATAAATCCATCTATATTATTTTGAATTAAAAAATTATAAACTGTTTCTGATTGAGATTTTGTTTGTTTTTTTAAAAAAGATATTTCAGTTTTATTTTGTAGATTTAAAGATTCAATTTCTTTTTGAAATCCATAAGAAAAAGAATATTGCTCTTCGTGCTCCTCTAAGCAAATGAAATATATTTTATCAAAGAAATCTAAATTTAATCCTAAAATAGATTCTATTGCCATAAAGCGATTAGACATTGGATGCGTTAACATCCACTTAGGTCTCATATTGGGAAATCTACTTGATTTCCCTGCCATAGGTATTACTAAACTTCTCATATAATTTTGTAGTTTTTATTATTTGATTAAGTATACTTCTTTGATATTGATTAGTCAAGTATGGTTCTAATCTTAGGAGATTAAGAGCATCCAGAATATCAAAATTTATATGATTAATATATCTAAAATATTTGTCTTCAATTTCTTTCCAAATATAAGTATAAACTTGATGGATTCTTATACATTTTTTATTTTCAATAGAAATTCCCCAAGAGTAAAATAAATCTTGTTTTAATTTAATTAAATCGCACAAAAAACTATCAATATATGAATCCAAAAAGTCTATGAAAAACAATCTTTTTTTATGAAAAATAATATTATTAAATGTCAAATCTCCATGACAAAAAGTTTTTGGAATGATAATCTTTTCTTTTATCACATAATTTTCCAAGTAATTTAGATACTCTTTATAAGCAGTTTTTTCTTTTAGTATTTTTATTTTTTTTAAAATACTATTTTGAACATTAGTTGTTTTATAATTTCCAATTAATGTATCAAAATATTCAAATAAAGTTTCTAAAACGAATTTTATATCGAAATTATTAGCAACTGAAAAATACTCAGAAAAACATTTTCCATGTATATACTCCATATCAAAATAATATAAACTATCTTGATTAATATTTAAAATTTTTGGAGTATTGATATTTTTAAAAATTAAATTTGAAAATAAATTTTGCTTATCTATTTGCAATATCAATCTAGAATTATAATTTATGGATGGTGAAGATTTTCTTACTATTTTATTATCTAAAAGTTGTATTTTACACCCAGATAATCCTGAAGAAAAATTCATTATTTTAAGGAATCATGGTGGGAATTTTCTATAAACCATTGATAGGTTTTTTTCAATCCATCATATAAAGTATATTTTGGTTTCCATCCAAAATTTGTCATTTTTGAACAATCCAATGGTCTGTTTGGAGTACCATTCGGACGAGAAGTATCCCATTCAATTTCACCAGTATAACCAACAACAGATGCTACAGTTTGTGCTAAATTCTTAATACTAATATTTTCTCCAGATCCAACATTAATCAATTCAGCATTCTCAAAATTATCCATCGCAAATAAACAAGCATCCGCAAGGTCATCAGAATAAAGAAATTCTCGCATTGGAGTACCATCTCCCCAAAAAGTTACAGATTTTCCATTTGAGTTATTAAATTTTGTCATCATTGCCGGAATTACATGACCATTATCTGGATGAAAATTATCTCCAATACCATAAAGATTCGATGGCATTAGTGAGACTCCTTTAAATCCATACTGTTTATTATATGCCTGAAGCATTTTAATTCCAGATATCTTTGCTATAGCATAAGCATCATTTGTTGGTTCAAGATATCCAGTAAGAAGAGATTCCTCTTTAACCGGGACTTCAGCAAACTTGGGATAGATGCAAACAGATCCAAGAAATAAGAACTTTTCTACACCAGATCTATAAGAACTATTAATCAAATTAGTTTGAATTTGTATGTTCTCGTAGATAAAATCTCCAGAGAATGTATCATTTGCATAGATACCACCAACACGGGCAGCTGCATCAAAAACATACTCTGGTTTTTGATCTTCAAAAAAATCAAGAACATCTTTTTGATTTAAAAGATCCAACTCTTGACGAGTTTTAGTAAGAATATTTGTATATCCATTTTCTTTTAAGTTTCTCACAATGGCAGATCCAACAAGTCCTCGGTGTCCCGCAACAAATATTTTAGATTGTTTTTTCATGATATTAAGGAATTACAATTTCGGCATTGGGGAGTGGGAACAATAATTTTTTACCTTTGAACTTTGTACTATTAATAAAGAAATTTTTAAAGTGCCAAGGAAGAATTATAAAAATATCATATTCTTCAATTACAGAATCTTCATTTCTAATTGGTATCCAAGTTCCTGGTGTAAATGATCCATCTTTATCAGGATTAACTTCACCTACAACAGTAATATCATCATTAGTAACCCCCCAAGTTTGAAGTGTTACATTACCCTTTGTACTAGCTCCAAGGGCAGCAATTTTTAATCCATCTTCTTTACACTTGTTAATAAGTTGCCAAAACTTAATTCTACATTCTTCAATGCGGAAAGAAAAATCATTCCAAGGTTCAGTAGTGTTAAGTTTAAGATCCAATTCTTCTTGAAGAAGATCATTTAACATTTGAGTTGCCTCTTCATATTTACTGTCTTTATTTGCAACTACAAGTGAAATGCTTCCACCATTTACATCATTAAATTCAAAATCAATAATCTTCAATCCTGCCTGATCCATGATGTATTTTAGTTGTCGCATTCCATAATATGATAGATGCTCATGGCATACAGTATCAAAAGAATTTGCACGAAGCATCTCAGGCATATAACTCTGCTCCAAAACCCAAATTCCATCTTCGGGATCTAAAATAGAATTAACCTCTTTAGCAAACTGACAAGGATCTTCTAAGTCATAGAACATTGAAAATGAAGTTACTAACTTTGCATTAAAATCTCCAAAGAATTGTCTAAAAGTTTTTTCAGTAAAAAAGTCTGCGATATAATCTACATGTTCTTTGAAATACTTTGAAAACTTTTTAGAAGTTGGATCAATACTTACCAGTTTTAATTCTGGTGAAAAGAATCCAAGGAATGTTCCATCATTTCCGGCAATATCAATCACAATATCATTTTCTTTTAGATCAAGAAAATTAGAAATTTTTTCACACTTAGATTTTAGATGTTTTACCATACTGGCATTTAATCCAGAACGATACCCATATTCTTCCCCATACATCGTAGGAAGATCAAAGGTATGCTCCAATTGAACGTGCCCACATCCACCCGTTAATTCATCACACTTAACAAGTTTTAAGGGACCACGATACATATCAAAATCTATAGATTTTGGAAAAATTCCAGATAGATATTGATTTCCCAGGTCTAAAACTGTGGAATAATGTTCATTACCACAGACTCTACATTTTTCTATTTTATGAAACATACTATTGTCCATAAATGCACATATCCTCAACTAATTGTTTAAATAAAATTTTAGGTTCCCAACCTAATTTTTTCTTTGCCTTAGTGGCATCACCTAATAAAGTCTCTACTTCAGCAGGTCTAAAATATTTAGGATTGACCTGAATGACTTGGTTTCCAGAATAAGTATCATATCCAACTTCATCAAGTCCTTCACCTTCCCAAGCAATCTTCATTCCAAAATAGGGTGCTGCTTCCTCAACGAACTCACGCACCGAATACTGCTCTCCTGTGGCGATTACATAGTCATCAGGTTCATCCTGCTGAAGCATTAACCACATCGCCTCTACAAAGTCCCTGGCGTGTCCCCAGTCCCTCTTGGCATTTAAATTCCCGAGATATAGTATATCTTGTTCCCCAACTGAAATGCGTGATAATCCTCTAGTGATTTTTCTTGTGACAAAAGTTTCTCCTCTTCTAGGGGATTCGTGATTGAAAAGAATTCCAGAACTTGCGTGTAGTCCGTAAGATTCTCTGTAGTTTTTTGTAATCCAGTATCCATAGACTTTTGCAACTCCATAAGGTGAACGAGGATAAAAAGGCGTGGTTTCTTTTTGAGGAATTTCTTGTACTTTACCAAACATTTCTGATGTTGATGCTTGATAGATACGAGTCTTATTTTCCATTCCAAGAAGACGAACTGATTCTAAAATACGAAGAGTTCCAAGACCATCAACCATACCAGTATATTCAGGCATCTCAAAAGAAACCTTTACGTGACTTTGAGCACCTAGATTATATATTTCATCGGGTTGAACTTGCTGAATAACTCTCACAAGATTTGTAGAGTCAGTAAGATCTCCATAATGCAACTTAATTTGATTGTAAATATGATCTATTCTTTGCGTATTGATTTGGGAGGCACGACGAATAATACCGTGAACTTCATATCCTTTTTCCAAAAGAAGTTCGGCAAGATATGAACCATCTTGCCCCGTGATCCCAGAAATTAAAGCAACTTTCATATAAGAACTACTTTTTTATTATTATAGCAAAAAAGGAGAGTTTATGCAACTCCCCCTTTGGGGTCTTTAGGCTCGCCACTTATTCTTTGACTGGAAATAAGAAACCAGGCGGGAGAGAGTCCCATCCGCACCAGTCGTCACTTATAATGCCCATACGACGAGGGCAAATCAGGGTTTGAACTTGACTCCACCACTTGGTTTTACGAAACCAAGAAAAGTTGGGATAATTTTGATATCTCAGAAATGCCAAAAAATGATATTAAAAATAACACATCCCAGAGTTTGAGCTTGATAGCAAAAGGAATACCGAGTAGTCCTCCGATAAATTTTATCATCAAACCACTTTTAAAATCTCCCCACAACATGATTTGATAACCAAGTAAGAGGAGAAAGTTGCCAATGTATCTCAGGATACTTGTTTTAGACATAAGGGGGATTCATAACTGACAAGTGCTGTTATAGACCATCCGTGTCTTCTTTGTCATCTTTTATATAACAAGGAACTCTTTCTGGATCTAACCACCTACAATATTGGTGATCCTCCATTGCAGTAGAACATTGTAGACTATTATCAAAAAGATAAATATCATTCCATCGTTTGGTGTAATAATTTTGCTTTTGTAAACGATAATCAGGTTTACCGTTTATCTCAAGAATACCCGATTCAATAAAGCGATATCCTTCACGCTCTAAAAGAACTTTAATCATGCAACTTCAACAGATTCAAGATCTTGAGCGATGCACTCAATAAGAATATCATAATTATCCAAAGGATCATCGGAGAAGATTACTCCTTCATTTTGATAATAACGACGAATCTTTTTATAAAGTTTCGGATTCTTTACATCAAGATAAAAATCACCATTCGCTGCGGCACGAAGAGTACTAATATCTTTCTTGAATTTGATAGCCAGAGACATTGCTTTGATTTGTTTACTCTAGTATTATAAGGGTTGGAGAGTTTTGTGTCAAGTGTACCAGTGAAGAAACTGGCAATCCAGAAGGTTGGGATCGAACCAACGTCTTCACCGCCCCAAACGGTGCCGTCTACCGCTGACTTACTCCTGGTTATATTTTATATAGTCTTCAATTAGTGGAGATACTAACTGACGATATCTTGAATGAAACATTCTATGGTGATTTGGGCACAGAGGAATTAAATTATTTGGGTTATTATTTTCCTTGTTACAGTCCATATGATGAACTTCAACAATGTGATCAAATCCACAAATGCAGCATTTTTTTGGATGATATTTGAAGCATATTTTTCTATATGCTTTATCACCATCAAATCCATCTTTAAAGTTTGGATTATTTTCCCCGCTTCTAAAATGTGTATTAGAGCAGGCACGAGAACAAACTGTTTTTTCTCTTTTGTTACCCTTTGATGCTGTAAATATTTTACCACAAACAGGGCATTTTTTTTCAATTAATTCATATTTTCTTGGAGTTTCATACTTTGGTATTTCTACATCATATTGCAAAGCAATTTTTTTAAGATAAGCACGAGTTGCTCCATTTTCACACAAACCTAACTTTTTTAAAACTTGTGCTGGACCATTTGATCCTACACAAGCACTCAAAAGTTGTTCTTTAGTGGTATGCCTTTTCATAAAAGATAAAAACCTTTTCTTATAACTATTTATAAAAGTAATAAGTTTCGGGATTATCTCAAAACAAGTTACTTACCATTTTGTTTGTGTATAAGCATTATACCCATAATCGGGGCAACTGTCAATCCTGCCCCACAAAGACCCAACCAAACTGGACTTTGTGCCAGATATTCCACAATGTGAAAAATCATATTCCTCTCCAATTCTTATATTCATAATGGAAGTATTGATCTACAATATCGCCTAATGGAGCATCTACCCCCCATTCAGACCATTCCCTACAAAACTGTTTGATGTGATTATCATTCAAGACATGTCTGCCATAAGACCTTACAAAGCAAGTCATAGCGAAACTATATCTTTGCTTATCCATATGCGTGCGTAAGACTCCACTGAATGAAGAATGAAATTAATCCGAGAAGAATAACAGCAACTATAAGTGTGTTAGTCATTCTTATCTCCAAGATACTTTGCGAGAGGATCTTTTTTGGTTTTGACTATTTCACACGCTCTTCGGTAAAATGTATTGTCAGTATTACCAGAGTTTTCAAAGGTTGCTTTAATTTTCACCCAATTTTGGTAAGTGTGATCATCCATTGGGAATTTAGTTTGATACTTACTAGTTATCTTAGTAAGTATTTTGCAAATGTCAACTATGTGTTGATACAAAAATATAGATTAAAAAAATCTAAAATTTTGTAGCATTTGTAACGGAGAGAACAGGAATCGAACCTGCGAAGCTTTTAAACCCAGCCGCTTTCAAGGCGGTGTCCTCGACCAACCGGACTCTCTCCAAATAAGTCCTTATCGGACTTCAAAATCTAAGCGTCTTACTTTACGCCGACGCCTTGCTTCTTGAAAGGCAAGGTCTTCATTAGTAAGAACATTAGATTTCTCTTTGGTACTCATATAGTTTATTATGACAACCTTTGATAAGTCAAGTGCCGCAATATTTTCATTATTACGAACAGTTGCCATATTAGGGCATCCACACGCAACTGTTTTTCCAGACTTTCCTTCTATCTCACTTCCGCAAGATTTACATCTAATTTTTAAATTTTCCATCTTTACAATTAATTATTCAGTAAATGAACGAAGCATCCAAACGAACTTACCGTGTGCTTCATTTAAATCATCAACAAGATTAACAGTTCCTCTTGACTTTTGTGCTTCTGCTTCTTCAGCAACTTCACCTAACATATCTATAATCTTTTTATGCCCATCAAGTAAATCTTTAATCATTTCCATTTCAGAAATATTAGTTTTTGCTTCCCCAACACCAGAGACTTCCAGAACTCTAGATAAAGAGCTGATAGGTTTAATACCCAAAAATCTCATATGTTCTGCTATACGATCAACTTCTTCTTGAATTGCTTCATATTGATCTCCAAACAAATCATGAATTTGCTTAAAGTCTGGTCCTACAACATGCCAGTGATAGACCCAGGTTTTTTGGAATAGCAAAAAAAGTGATGCTTGAGTATCACTTAATAATTTATAAAGTTTTTCCATTACACCAATACTTTTCAAGTATTTATAATAAGTGCCCGATACAGGTAATGCTCCCGTCGATGTCTGAGTGTAAATCAGGTCCCTTCACTTGCTGGGTCATCGGGCAATAAAATCAATGAGATCCTAGCATATACTCTACAGTATTGGCAATATCGCTCATAGCATCACGGAGATTTTCTCTTTGCCCAGATTCCTGTTTACGAATTGGACGAGAACTATCGCAGAGAGTCCACCTCCAATGATTCATTTCGGAGCAGAACCACAAATTAATTTTCATTCTTATAATACTCCAGTTCTATCCAATTAAGAAGTGTTTGAAATGCAGTAATAGAATTCTCGGTGCAGTTATCTTCTTTGAGTTTCTGAACGTAATATTCAAGTGCTTCAATAACCATTTGGCGGTCCATTTGGGATATAAGAGACATAATCCTCCTGACTCGATACTTATTATACTGAAAAGGGGAGTCGTTGTCAACTCCCCAATTCACACTATGTATTCAAATATCAGAACTTGAAACCAAGACCAGTAGTGAAGACTGGTGAGTAAGTTCCATTGGTAGCACCGTAACTGTTAGCAGAATTGGTGGTAGGGAACTTCAGGTCAGCAAAACCAACGAGTGAATTGCTGATACGACCTTCGACTCCAAGAGCAAGAACAAATTGACCACGATTGCCGACAGCAGACTGATAGTTAGCAGCAGTTTCATTCACGAAAGGAATCTGATAACCAGCACCAGCATACACATTGGCACGACTCACACCACTCTTGGCACGGGAAATACTCCAATCATAGGAAACCAGAGCACCACCACCAGCACCGATTTGACCAGCAGGACTACCAACAAGGTTGGCATAGGGGCGGACCGAAACAGCATTCAGATTAGTGAAGTTCTTCACGGCATATCGTGCTTGAATCGTGGCACCAGAAACAGTACGCTGAGCACTGTAACCATTGCCAGCAACACCTTGCTGATCGAGAAGCACACCAACACCTAGATAGTTACCAACTCCTTGTGCCTTTTGAGCAGCAGCAACCTCAAGAGCACTCACACGAGTATTGGTTGCAGCAATCTCTTTAGAGAATTCAGCACGCAGGGCAGCGGCAAGAGCAGCATCAGCAGCGGTTTGATACTCACTAATGCGGTCAAGGCAGGCATTCGTCAGAGCAGCAAGTTCAGCACGAGTAGCAGGTTGACCGGGACGGAAAGTGCCATCAGGATAACCAGCAACACAACCGTAACGCTCTACCAGATTAGTGATTGCTTGATAAGACCACTGGGTGGGTTGAACATCACCCAGTTGCTTAACGCTGGTGACTTGTGCCATTGCAGGAGAAGCGATAGAAGACGCAGCAACTACACCGGCAGCAATAATATTTTGAAAAGTCATATTGTGTTAAGATTTACAACTACAGTGTTTATTTAGAAGCTCCAGGAATTATGGAGCAAGCGGATTAGGGGATTCGAACCCCTGACGAACTGCTTGGAAGGCAGCCATTCTACCACTGAATTAAATCCGCAATGTGGGAGATTTGACTCTCCCGGCACTTGCCTTCACACGGACATATGAAGTATATGACATAATGAGTATTATGTCAAGCCCCATAACAGAATTGAACTGTTCTCTGCAGTTTACAAAACTGCTGCATCACCACAATGCTTATAGGGCAACACGGGGGTGATCAAATCCCCGACCTAAGAAAACTTAGGATTTAGTAAGGTTTCCAGTAGCCGTTCTTATCTCCCATAAGGAAGATGTAGGTATCGAACCTACAAAGGACAGTCCCTAACGGAACTTCTGGGAGTTCCACCCAGAACCGACTTATATATGTTACATTATTTTGACGTAGTTGTCAATAGTCCTCGTCGCTGTAATCTTTTTTTAATAGAATTTCCATTTACACCAAAAACTCTACCAGTATGAGAATAACCATAACTTTTAACCATTTCTAAAAGTTCTTCATCACTTGGATAGTTTGCCTTTTCTCTAACCTTTTTAGCACATTTATCAGAGCAATATTTCTGCCTAATAGACATTTCAGAATTACATACTGGACAAGGAATCATTTTTTTAGTAAACTCACTTTTCCAAATAGTATATTCCTCATCAAATCTTACCACATCATCTGGAATACTGGTAATATCATTATGAACTTCTCTGTGACAGTTAGCACAAAGACAAACACATTTTTTGAGTTCATCAGAAACTTTACTCCAAGCACGAGTTACTCCTTTTGAAGATAAACCAAAATCTTTTTCATCAGGATTTAAGTGATGAAACTCTAATGCCCCGATACATTTATTATATCCACATATTCCACATTTTTCTTTAAATGCTTTTAAAGCATATTCTTTTGCTCTTCTTCTATAATCAGAAACTGCTTTTTTATTAGACATACCCTACAAATATTTTATTACTATTTATAATAATAGCATATTTCAAGGGTAAAACTCCGAGTGTCAGAATCGAACTGACCTATAACAAATTAACAGTTTGCTCCCGCACCTTGCGGGCTACTCGGAATGATGGCATAAGTGTGATATACCTCATAAGGATATAACAGGGACTTACGCTCTATCACTTTTATATATGGAGAATAAATCTCCAATGGAGAATAGGAGACTCGAACTCCTGACACCCGCCTTGCAAAGGCGATACTCTACCAACTGAGTTAATTCCCCAAGATGGGTTAAGTGTAATATATCTCATAAGGACATAACAGGGACTTAACCTCCAACAATTTATATAGTAACAAACTTTAAGAAGTTTGTCAAGCGTCCTCTGTAGGATTTGAACCTACGACACATCGGTTCGTAGCCGATTGCTCTATTCCACTGAGCTAAGAGGACAAATTCTGAGGGTAGGATTCGAACCCACGAATGGCGGGACCAAAACCCGCTGCCTTACCACTTGGCGACCTCAGAATGGGGTGCCGTGAGGGAATCGAACCCTCATACAGAGAACCACAATCTCCTGTCTTACCATTAGACTAACGACACATAGCAGTAGGTAGATTTGAACTACCGACCATAGGCGTATGAAACCCGTACTCTACCACTGAGCTATACTGCTGAGGCGGAAGTGGTTGGATTTGAACCAACGGATGCCTCTTAAAGACATCGGCGGTTTAGCAAACCGCTGCATTAAGCCACTCTGCCACACTTCCAATGGAAACAACTGGACTCGAACCAGTGGTCTTTCGATTATCAGTCGAATGCTTTACCAACTAAGCTATGTTTCCATAGTATTCCTAACGGGATTCGAACCCGTGCTGCCACCTTGAAAGGGTAGTGACCTAACCGCTAGTCGATAGGAACTTGATGCTACAACCGCCAAGGAGGAACACTCCATAGGCAGAGTAGCAACGACCCATACGGGATTTGAACCCGTGATCTCCACCGTGACAGGGTGGCGTGATAGACCGCTACACTAATGGGTCAAGGTGGGAGGAGCAGGATTCGAACCTGCGAAGGCAGAGCCGTCTGATTTACAGTCAGATTCCTTTAGCCACTCGGAAATCCTCCCACGATGGGTCTGGTCGGGATCGAACCGACGACTTACAGGTTAAAAGCCCGCTACTCTACCAACTGAGTTACAGACCCATATAATGTGGAAAATATTCGGTTGTCGATGTGCTGGTGGTCTCTCAACCACCCTTTAAGAATATCACCGTTTGGTCTCTGGGGGGAGATTGGTGGACACTTAGGAAACTGTCACAGGCAATAAAAAAGGGGAGAAAACTTTTGGTTTCTCTCCCCTTTCTTTTGCTTTTATGGATTACATCTTACATATGTTTTTCCATATTCGCAAACAGGGGAGTACCCTCGATATGCCAATAGCGGCAATCGCTGGTAATAATCTGTTTGTTCATTTGGAAAGACATTGTTTTCGACCTAAGTGTGTTTATTTATACAAGTAATATAGCATTATTCGAAAGCGTCCCGTGTAGGATTCGCACCCACGACCGATTCTTTAGAAGAGAATTGCTCTGTCTCCTGAGCTAACGGGACATAAGGAACCTCCCTGTTTGTGCATCGTTGAGAGGCATGGGAGGTGTGGGATTTATAAGAAGTTTGGACCTCCTTCACCCGTGATACCACTATAAGGCATCAGGGCACTAAAGTCAACCCTTTGCTTCCTTACGAGCGTTCTTTTCTTCGGTAATCTCGGTTCTACGTGCCTTGACCAGCTTGGCAATCTCCTGAAGTGCCTTACGAGCACGAGTTCCTGCTGCACTATTGCCAGCAGCAAACTTTTCGTCTTCTACTTTCCATGCTTCAACAGCACTCAGTAGTTCTTGTGATACGGACATAATAATCTCCAAAATAAAATAGGATATGTTTATATAGTCAGTTTTTTGGACAATCTTCTACCCAAACTGCACAAATTCTCATTGGAGGTGCAAGTGCCTTACATTCATCAGTATAGCAGACACTTTCATCATTCTTTTCATCAACATATTTTGGTTTATATTTTTGATCTGCTTCTTCAATAATACGATCATATTCTGAAGTTACATTTTGAATTTCTCTATCAACATCTCTGCCAATTCTGCGATTCAGTTTTTCAGGATCTTTAATTATAAATTCATTAAGAATAGTTTGTGGGAAATATTTTCTTTGAATCTCATCAAATAAATCCCAAAGTCCATTTTCAGATACTCCAGTACACTGGGAAAGTATTGCAATAATAGAAGATAATACAATTCCTATAATTGCATACTGCTTTATATCTGGTTTTTTATTTCCAAAATTGAAATTCATCCAATAATACTCTCTCTCCACTCTTCACTCATATTCACCATAATTGCTTCTGCTGCTTCTGGTGTTTCGGCATACCCTTCATCAAGAAGGTGTGAGAGGATGATGTCGTAGAGGTCTGTTTGTTCTTTTTGATTTCTTGGAGATTTTCCCATTTTTAATGCGTCATCTCCTTTTGTTCTGGAAAAAGTAAGATTTCTATTTCCCACTTTTTCTTTCCTTTTTTCCAATTTTTTGTTTATTTTTTTCTTTACAGTATTTAACCTTTGTTCTCCTTCACCTTTTGAAATGTATCCAGCACTAGATTGATATGCTGTTATTGCTTTTGTCCCCGACATTATATTATCTGCTTTTTGTTTAGATGCTTTTTCATCCCTATCTTTAATATCACCTTTTTCTTCATAAACTTCCATATATGCTTCTTGAAGATTGCGAAGTTCTTGTGCGTCCATTCTACGAATACTTTTTAGTTATTTATAAAAAAAGGAGGGTACTAAGACCCCCCCCCCTTCAGTTATTCTATTGTGTCAAACTTCTGCTAGGATCAGTCGGTTGGCATAATTATAAGCAAAGTCAGTTCTGGCACCATGATGCCCCCAACGTATCCATTTTTTAGCAAGTCTCATATAATCATTAATGGATTTGCCAGGTGTTTTCATTTGATTCTCAATCATCTTCCAATCACCTTCATACATCATATATTGCAATTGAGTATCAAGTGTGGAAGGGTCTCCCCCAATACGAGCGGCAAACTTACCAAGACCATAATATCTTGGAGCATTTGTCCATTGGAGTATTCCTACCCCACCACTCCTACACTGGTGATAAGGCACTCTAGCACCACCTTCACAGATATTAGGAGTGAAGGTAGATTCTTGTCGGATATTGCCCATAATGGTTGCTAGGGCGTTTTTGTCACTGATTCCTCGTTTCTGTAAGAATTCCAGAGTACGGGACTCATTAGTATTACATCCTTTACAAACTAATCGTTTTACTTTAGGTTTTTCGGGAACAACCTCTTTGGTCTCTGTCTCTTGAGTAGGACCTTCAGGAACAATTGCGAAAGGCGGTTGTAGTGCTGAAGATGTTGCCATACTCGGTGCTGGCAGTGTTGCCGCTGATGTTGCAACCGCACCCAAAATCGCTACGGTTACATTTGTTAGGTTTTTAAGCATTAAGTTTAATTGAATTCGGCATCCGTATAGAAGGGGGGTCCACCTCTTTCTCAAAAGGCACCTTCCACGGCTCTAATTGTCACGATCAAAGACTCATAATAATTACCCTGCTCATAACAGGGATTTCTTCATAATAAGTTAATATTTAGTGTTTGTCAAGTATGACAGTTTGTAAAGTGTCCTATAAATACAGAGTCCGCATTATCTCCAATGTCAAGAGAGTGGAACACTCCAATTAGAGAACCATGGAATCCTGTCATTAAAAAATGTCTTGATGCTATCGACGAGCACATCAAGACATATATTAAGACAGGGGATGAATGGCACTTAATGCAAGCAGAAATATTACGGAAGTATGTAAAAGACTTAAAGATTTGGATTCATAATCAAGAAAAAAGTTAAGACACCCAGAGTTTTCCTTCTGCAATTCGTCTTCTTCTCAATCCTGCCTCCACTTTACTACCAGGATTGCGATACATTTCCAAAGTTGCCGGAATTGCTTTCCAATCTTTTTCTTTTAACTTTTTGGTAATCGTATTGAATCCAGGAGCGTTAAAAAAATCAGCACCAAGATTATAAGCAAAAGAGAGCAATGCTCCTCTTTGATTATCATTCATCTCACCCCAATAGGGAATTTTAGAAATTTTAGGAAGAAAACGATTCAATACATCGTGCTCTAACAGACGGTCAGCATACTCTTGAGTAATGACTTTATCTCTTTTAAATGGAGTGTAATTAAAGTCTCTTGTACTTCCCCATCCAATCGTAATTGGAAGTCCTCCAGTTAAAGGATCTGGGTATGCCTTTAAATGACATCCTTCAAATTCTTTGATTAGTTCTATTCCTTCTTTCAGAATAGAACTTTCTACTTTTTTACATTAAAGATCCTTCCCCATCCAGTCTTATCTTTTCCTTTCTCCAACCAACGATACATCAGATCAGACTTCTTATAGACGGCACCCTTACCATTTGTTGCGGGACCAGTATATCCATCATTCAGAGAACCATAAGGATCATTTACCACATAATCTTCACCCCTCTTACCAATCACTACAACCATGTGCCCACCAGAAGGAGCAGATAGAGTGCCCCTGTGATAGATCCCGATAACAACGGGTCTCCCAGCAGCAAGCTCACGATCAAGATCAGCAAAAGAAAGATTATAACTAAAGTGTGACTTAATTCCATAACCTTCCAGAACTTTTGTCTGAACGGTATGATCAGTGGTGTCACCAATTGCAAATACTTTTTGAATATAAGAGTCATCACCCTTTGTTCCCTGAAGAGTCCCTGGTTTAAAGTATTCTAAACACATCGCACAAGCAGATGAATTACAGGTTCTTTGAGCATCTCTGTAATTATCTGTTTGTGGGTAGTAAGGAACATTAAGAACACCGGGATCTGCTGGTTTTGTTCCGTAAACTGGTCTTGTTCTGAAAATACGAACCCAGTTTGAAGTATCATCAATCAAATCAGGATTCTTGTCCGCAAGATCCACTTCAAGTTGCTCTACTGCTGCAACATGCTTTGGGTTATTTTCGTCATAATGCTTAAAAAAGTTATGAAGATCTATTCGCATTTTAATCTCCTAGGTATTCTAATGAAAAAATATCATGCTCTGGAATATCAGGATTCAACCACTCACTAAATTCCGATTGAATCGCATATGCATTATCAATATCCATCTCACTCAAATAATGAATTCGTTCAATTGCCCAATCATGTGATGACCGAAGTGTCTGTTCCAAAGTTTCCATCAAAATAATCCTTTCTAAAATATCTGGAGAGTATGTTACTATTGTAGTATGCAGGAACTCCAGTGTCAAGCGATTCGGTCAGTACATTATTTAGGAACAGTTGTCGTGTTTCTTCAAAATTACATTTACCTTTGGTTTTATGTAATGATATTATTTTTCTTTCAAAACATTCCTTACCATATTTCGTAATATCTTCCTTAAGTTCAGGACAAGAACCATAATAATTTTTCCAATCTGATTCAGACTTTACTTTTCTTTTTTTTCCTTTTGGTGTTCTAAACTGCCAAAGATACTTACGTCCAATATATTTTCTACCGGTGGTCTTACAGGATATGAGATATACGAATCCAAAATAATCTCCTATATGCTGAGACTCAAAGATTTCCCCATTAAACTTCCATGGGTTCTCATAGCTCATAGAGTAATCTTAAAGAGCTATTATTTATCCTTCATCCTTAGCAAAGCGATTCTAGCAATAAAAAAGCACCTTGTCAAGAGGTGCTTTGAGTTATATTAGGAATTTATTATAGAGGCATCTTTGAACCTGGTTTTACTTTCGCTCCACCAGGTTTAGCAGGAGGCACTGGAGGAGGCACTGGAGTAGTTCTCTTTATACCATATTTCAGTTCGTCTGCTCTTCTTTGTTCCGGTGTAATAAGAGTATTAGATTGCTCGGAAACTATTCCCAGAATAGTCTCGGAGTCCATCTCCATCATCACATAAAGTGCCTCATCTACGGTCTCTACGTGCTCGTTGTCGATGAGATACTCAAGGACTAGATCAAAAGCATCATACTCATAGGACTGGTTTAGAACCTTCTCTCTAGCGGTCTGTCTGGGTGCCACAGGGGTTGGTTTAGGGCTTGAGGCAATTGCGGCAGTGGCAGGTACAACGCTTCCAGAGGCAGCAGCAGAGGTGCTAGGAGCAGCAGCAATTGCTTTAGATGGAGTTGCTGCCTTAAAAGCATTTGGATTTTGTGATAAGGACTGATTACCTTTACCAAGGTTAGAAACTGCAGGAGATTGAACTGAAGGAGAGTTCATAGGAAGTCTGGACCTCATATCCTTCATTAAAGGATTATCAGTCTGTTGAGTTCCACGAATTCTTGCCTTTTCTGCAGCGGCAGCGGCAAGACGTTTATTTGCTGGTGTTGATGCCCACTGGTCCATTGCAGACCCTGCTGGTTTTGTTGGTGCTGGTGCTGGTTTTGTTGGAGCAACTTTTGGTCCTGCAGGTCTAGTAGCGGCAGGAGCAGCAGCAGCGGGTCTTGTGGGAGAAACAGGTTGAGTTGCGGTTAGTTTTGGTCCAGGAACTCGCATCAGCGCTTCAGGAGGGAGCCCTGAACCTGGTGGGGTTAAAGATTTTCTTCCTCTTGCGATTATCTCAGCAGCAGTTCCACTTCCTTTAGCCATTGCTGCATCACCACCACCAGCTTTATATGCTTTAAACTGGTCTCCACCCAAATTCTGTTGGTTATATGGTGAATTTTTTGTTCCTGCAGGAATATTTGAAACTCCTGGTTTTTGATCTGATTTGCTTGAAGAAGAAGGTTTTGCTTCAGGAGTAGAACCTCTACCTGTTACAAACCCAGCTGCTGCATCTCTTACTCCCCTAGTAGCAGCATTAAAAGTTCTAGATATTGGATTTGTAGATGTAGTCGTTTTGCCAGCATATCCTCGTAATCCTGATCCTGCAATATCACTAACAGTCGAGGCAGCTCTATTTAGATTTTGTCTTGCTCCTGCAGTAACATCTCTGACACTAAACTCATTTAAATAAGACTCATACATCTCTTCCCAGGTATACTCACTCAGGTCATAACCCTCTTCTAGAAGTGAGTTGACCCAGTTCTCAACTTCTTCCCAGATTTGTTCTTCAGTAAGTTCTTGAGGAGCATAAACTGCAGCATACGCTTCCATCAAACCCTTAGCGTCACTACCTGTAATTCTTGACATTTTTTTCTTTTTTAGTTCTTTATAGTTTTATTTATAAAAAAAGAGGGTCTCAAGGACCCTCATTATTCATCCATTCTTTTTCATAATCATAATCACCAAAAAGAAACTCATCACACTCTGCTGCCTCTTGATATGCGTTCAGGATTTCCTGTTCGCACCATTCATCATAGTTGGAATCCTGAGAAAGTATCTTTGGTAACATCTTGCTTGATTCCTCCAACGATATAAGACTCAACTTCCGTCTCCTGAGGTGCCACTTGAAGTCCTTTAGAGGAAATCCAGTGCTCAGTCCAAGGAAGGGGATTATTCTTTGCCGGAATATCATAAAGAGGTTTCAGTCCGATTGCCTTCATTCTACGGTTAGCAATCCATTCAACATACTGCTGTAACAGTTTGTCATTTAGACCAATCATAGAACCATCTTTGAACAGATACTCTGCCCAAAGTTTTTCTTGATTGACAGCATTCTCAAAGGTCTTGTAGACCCACTGTTCTTCTTCTCTTGAAATACGTGCCATATCAGGATCATCACCCTCTTTCCATTTGTTTAGAATGTTCTGAGTAATGACAAGGTGTTGATTCTCATCACGGGCAATTAGACCTATGATTTTTGCACTTCCTTCCATAAGCTTGAGTTCGCCAAATGCAAAACTGCAAGCAAAACTGACATAAAAGCGAATACCTTCAAGTATATTAACATTTGCAACTGCTCTGAATAATTTGCGTTTGAGTTCATATCTTTCTTCCTGTGCGTGGGGAACTTGTTCTTGGGCGTGTTTCCAAAGTTCAGAAGTTCCATAATGTTGAGCACTATTAATGAAGTCATTATATGCCTCAGTTACACTGACAGCACGTTCCATAATACGTTCGTCTTTCAGAATCGTATCAAAGACTTCAGAAGGATCTGAATAAACATTTTTGATAATATATGTATATGAACGGGAATGGATCATCTCCATAAACTCCCACACCTTCATACATGCTTCCAGTTCAGGAAGAGAACAGTAAGGAGCAAATGCCATACCAGGACCTCTTCCCTGAACAGAATCAAGCATAACCTGATACTTCAGATTACTGGTGAAAATATGCTTTTGTTCTGGGCGAAGAGATTGATAATCTCCTCTATCCTTTTGAAGAGAGACCTCTTCAGGTCTCCAAAAATATCCTAGTTGTTGAGTTGTTAATTTATCGAAGATTGGATATTTGTAAGAATCGTATCTTTGAATTCCTAGTGGTTGTCCAAAAAACATAGGTTGCTTTTTGGTATCAACCTCTTCAGAGTTAAAAACTGTCATTTGATTGACCACATTCTTCTCCGCTAGTTTTGTCTTAAAGTTAAAATCCATAATTTTTTCTTCTCTAAATTAACTCACACTTTTATATTTAATCAGGTCAGATTTTGCAACTTTCACAATCGTCTTCGCCAGAACTCATAATGTCATCAAGAAGAGATTGAAGTTGTTGTTTTGGTTCTTCAACTTCATCTGTCTTATTATCATAAGTGTTTTGATAGTATGCTGTTTTATGCCCCAATTTGAAACAAGTAAGCATATCCTGTGCCATTACGCTAACAGGAACCTCATTGTTCTCATAATTCTCTGGGTTATATGACCAGTTTCCAGAAATCGCCTGATCAAAGAATTTTTGCATAACAGCAACAATATTGATATAACCACGATTGCTAGGCATATCCCAAAGAAGCGTATAATTGTTCTTAAGAGTATGATACTGTGGAACAATCTGCTTGAGCGGTCCCTTCTTCGACTTCTTAACGGACAGATATCCTCTGGGAGGTTCAATTCCGTTTGTTGCATTTGACACAACGGAACTACTCTCCGATGGCATCTGTGCGGACAGTGTTGAGTTCCTAACTCCATACTGTTTGACCTGTGCTCTAAGACTTTCCCAATCATACTTCAGATTATTTGGAATGATTTCATCAACGTCAGTTTTGTATGTATCAATGGGCAAAATACCATTACCATACTTGGTGCGATGAGAGTATTCACAGGCACCCTTTTCTTTAGCAAGATTGACAGTTGCCTGAATGAGATAGTATTGGAATGCCTCAGTCAGATCGTGAACTAATTGCCATGCCCCAGGATCGGCATAATTCTGCCCGTGCTTGGCAAGATAATGTGCCAAACCAATATAACCTACGCCAAGTGACCTACGTGCTCTGGTGGCGATTTCTGCTGCTTTGACGGGGTATCTTTGAAAATCAATAAGTTCATCAAGACTCCTAACAGCAAGATCACAAAGAACTTCAAGATCTTCATTACTTTTAATTTTACCAACATTAATAGCAGAAAGAATACAAAGAGCAATTTCCCCATTTGGATCATCAATATGTTGAATCGGTTTTGTTGGGAGTGTGATTTCCTGACAAAGATTACTCATCTCAACTTTATCCATAAAGGAAGAGTGGGAGTTGCAGTGGTCAATATTCATAATGTAAATACGACCAGTTTCGGCACGTTCTTTCAGAAGATCCAGAAATAGTTCTTGAGCGCCGATAGTTTTTCTTGGAATAGATCCATCTCGTTCATAACCCACATAAAGGTCGTCAAATCGATCAGTGCCAAAAGCATCATAAAGACCAGGAACGTCGTGTGGGGAGAAGAGTGTGATTTCTCCGTTTTGAATGAATCGTTCATAGAAAATTTTGCTGATTTGGATACTGTAGTCTAACTTACGAACACGGTTATCTTCGGTTCCTTTGTTATTTTTTAATACTAGGATGTCTTGGATTTCTTGGTGCCAGATTGGAAAGTGGACAGTTGCTGATCCACCACGGATGCCGTTTTGAGTGCAAGATCTGACAGTTGCCTGAAACTTTTGGAGGAATGGGATAACACCTGTATGAATAACTTCTCCCCCTCTGATTTTACTGTTGATGCCACGGATTCTACCTGCATTGATGCCAATTCCTGCTCTTTGAGCAACATACCTAAAGATTGCAGAATCACTAGACTCAATACTAGGGAGGGTGTCATCAACATCAACAAGAACACAACTTGCATATTGGCGAAGTGGGGTTCTAACACCTGCCATGATTGGTGTGGGAATGTTGATTTTATGTTTGGAGATTGCGTCATAATACCTCTTAACGTAATCTAGACGAGTTTCTTTTGGATACTTAGAAAAAATAGTTGCTGAAATCAAAAGGTACATAAACTGTGGGGTCTCATAAAGAGCACCACTACTCCTATCTTGAACAAGATACTTGTCCACTACTTGTCTAAGTCCTGCATAAGTGAACAAGTAGTCACGATCATGATCAATAAACGACTCAAGTTTCTCAAATTCTTCATCTGTGTAAAGATCAAGAATTTCTGAATCATAAACTCCGTCATCAACACAATCAAGAACGTGTTGCTTTACGGTTGGGAATTCATGCATACGTCCAAACAATTGCTTGCGAAGAGCAAACAGAAGAAGACGAGCAGCAACAAATTGATAATTAGGATGATCCAGATCAATCAAATCAGAAGCAGAACGAATCAGAATTTCCTGAACCTCTGCTGTAGTAATTCCATCATAAAACTGAATTCCAGATTGCATTTCAACTTGAGATGCAGAAACTCCAGCAAGATCCTTACAGGATTCTTCCACCATAACATGAAGTTTATTCAAATCAAGTGGTTCAGTATTTCCATTTCTTTTAGTGACTTTTGTTCCGTTGTTCATACTTTCTTCCATTCGTTAAACTTTACTTTTGCTTCTAAACCTGAGTGTGTATTCAATTTTAACATATCCATAACCGAAAGTCCAGCAAGAATCATATCGTTTATATCCTTTTGCTGAATGGATTTGGGCCATACTATAATTTTATTTCCACCCTCAATAATCTTATTCATACGATTGCAGATTTCTCGGTTTCGTGGTTCATTATCAAAGACATAAACTACATCCTTAAAATTACAGGATGATACATCAACATCGGCACCACACATAGCGATTCCATTCTCTACAAACTCAGAGTCAAATGGTCCCTCAACAATATAAACCGTCTCATTTGCATTTACCTTATTGAGTCCATAAAGTTTGGGAATTGAATCATCCAAGATGACGGTAATGTATTTAACACTATTCGGACCTAGTGCTCTTCCCTGAAATCCGAAGACTTCTCCTTCCCTAGTGTATAGTGGTATGACTATACGACTCTCATCCTTTACAATCCTACTATATGTGGGTTTTTGAGTATTCACCCACTCCTGAAACTTGTCAGCAAAATAAAACTTTTCCGGATTGAGTTGTCTTTTTTCTAGATATTCCTTGGCAAGTTGATTTGATGATGCTTTTGGAAGGTCCAGTTTCTTGGAAAATGTTGGTTTTGAGAACTCAAACTTTGGTTCTTCAACTACAAAGTTCTTACCGGTATATCCTTCCTTAAACTTCTCCATCGTATATTGCTTATGAAGAGTGGAGTCTAGTTCTTTGAGAAAGTTATTGAAGGACATACTTGCCCCACAGTTATGACACTTAAAATTAGTATTGTTCTTTACAGGATACAAATATCCTCTAGTCTTATTTTTATTCTTTTGAGAGTCTCCACACATAGGGCAGCGAAAATTGTAGAGATCTGCCTTGACTCTTTTAAATTTTTGAAGGCGTGAGGAAACTAGTCCAATATACTTGGAATCAATTAAATCCATTATAAGGGTTTTACTTTGCTCTTTCTATCCTAATCTTTTCTGAGTCTGGTGTCAAGACATCCACCACCATAGATGACTGAGAAAATACAAAAGAAATTATTACTAAAGCACCCACAACTAACCAACGAAACTTAACGACATCATCAACTTTTTTATCAAGATTAATTATACGCTCATCTATTTTTTCTTCCAGCGATTCAAATCTTTCAATTACTCTACCGTGCTCTTCTGTATTTTTTACTTCAATTGTTTTAATTCTATCAATAATTAAGTCATCATTTTTACCACTATTTTCCAATTTTTCTTCATGAACTGCCAACATTTTAGAAATGCTTTGACTTGTCTTACCCATTATCTGAATTGCTTCATCTATCTTTTTCATCATAACCTCATAGGAAGTAAGACGTTCTTCGAGAACCGCAATTTTTGTTTCGTTGGATGATTTGTTAAACATTTTTTTGTTGGTTGGTATGGGATTTACGAAACAAAAAAATCAAGTAGTAATTATATTATTATTTATTTGGATTTTCTTCTTTGCATTCTGGCAAGATTTTTGAAGAATGGATTCCAATTCCTTCTTTTTCCTTTTCTCAAATCTACTGGAGGACTATCACCCGCTTCTGCTGTACCCGCAATCTTTCCACCAACAAGACTATTAGTGGGAGCACCGCCACCCTCACCTTCTTCTTTGAGAGTATGAATAATATCAATAATCTTGTTTATATCCATTAGATTTTCTGCAATTGGGACAGACACTCAGAATCTTCAATAATTTCGTGTATCTGAGTTTTGGGATATTCTGGTAAACGATTTAAAAACAGTAAAAAACTTTTAATAGACGGCCACAGTTCCTTTTCTAAATTATAGAATAACAAAGGAACTGCGGCATCGTTAAAAACATTAAAGAGGATAATAAGATGATTTAAGATGAGATGAGTTTTTAATTCGCCAGTATTTTTATATCTTTTTAATAATCTTTTTACATATCTAATTCTTTTCAAATCAGACTCAAAATCCTCCATCGTTACTGATTGAGGATTTTCGTAATATTTAATGGCAAATAATATATAATTATTTTCATTCAACTCATCAAATCTCATATCATGCAGTAACAGTTAAAGTGGTTGTACCAATACCAACTCCAGAAGTTGTTCCAGCACCAGCAACATTACGAAGAAGAACATCTCCAAATTGTGATGTGAACGAACTAATCACACCAACGCCATTTGATCCATCAGTAATCACTCCAACAAAACCACGCGAGAGATCAATAGATAACTTAGTGGCATTTGTGCGAGTACTAAATGTAACAGCAGTAGTAATACCAATCACAGATGGAACCGTAGATGCTGTTCCAATTGTAACAAAGGTATCTCCAACAGCAACTACAGATCTTGTTGTGATCGCAGTTCCAACAGTAATTGAACTTCCCGCAGAAACACCAGTCAAACTGCTAACAAAAATTATAGTAGAACCAGCAGCAACTGTGGAATTGATAGAAGTAGTTAAGAAATTAACATTTGCAGTAAGAACTGTACTTGGAGCAGTGAATGCAAATGCTACTCTATTTGTAATCTGACCGTTGAAATTCGTATATACATCTGGAGATCCATGAATAGCAGCAGATCCTGCCCAAGCATATTGAGTGCCAGTGTTTGATACTGCAGTTCCAACGATTCTTGTTGTTTCATTTGCATTGTTTGCATCAAAGGCACGAATACTAACAGTTGCTCCAGCACCAGCAAAAACAAGTTCATTAAACACAACATGAACATAACCAGTAGCACCAGTTGAAATGCCAGTAGTTGCTCCACCGCCGATAGAAATTGGTGATGCCTGATTAGGATCTTCAAAGAAAACTGCGACTGGTTCAGCAGTTCCAATACCAGTAGATCCACCAACATTAGTACTATTAATCCCAGTAACAGGGACTAAAACTTCGTCAAAGTAACGAGTAGAAATTCCCGAATTTACTTTAGTCTTATATCTTCTCTGAATCCAACCACGAACATCTGCAAAAGTATTCCAAGGACTTGTGTTACGATCAGTCTCAAGTTGGAATTTTGGAATTGCGTAATTATTTGCTGCAGTTTCAGCGTTTGTTGAAATGCCCCAAAGTGACATGTTTCTTACCTACAAAATTCTTTTTCTAATAATATTTATAAAAAAAGGAGACCTTTACTTTATAGGTCTCCTTAACATTTTTGATTAACTCTCAAGGAGTAATATCTTTTGCACCTTTTGCTTTCAGAGCATTTTGTGCCTGAATAAGAATGAGTGAAAGAATACCGTTTGCTTTGATTTTTGGGTTTGCTCCAAGTGCTTCCGAAACTGCAAAAAGAACAGTTGCGATAAGTGCTTGATTGGCATTTGCCCAAGCGATAATTGCTGCGATTGTCATAATAATCTCCGTGTGAAAGAGTATCCTGTACTATTTAGAATTTATTTTTCTTGTTTACGTCTCTCTTCGGCTGCACGTCTTCTTCTTAACTGTTCTACAGCACGAGCAGCTGCCCTATCTCCTCTTTTCTGGTCGTCTGCCATGTCATCGGCGGTTCCACCCCCCATATAACGATTTCTTCCTCTATTTTGGTCTGCTCTACCAAGACTTCTGAATTCTCCTTGCCCCTCATCAACCATTTCACCTTCTGGTTCATAAGAAGAAGAGATAATCTTGTTTGCCTTTACCGCAAGAGTATCAACTTTTTTACCAGTCTTAATCTTACGATTTGATTCTGGTGCAGATGGTTTTGTTTCAGTTTTTGTTACTGCTCCTGGTTTGGCAGTATTCTTCATACCAGCAAGTTCTAAATTTGCTCTATGTGTCAGTTCTTCTTTTCTTTTACGCTCTTGCTCTTGCTTCTTTCTTTGTGCTGGAGTAATTGTATTCTTTGTTCTCTCGGAAGCCGGTCTTAGTCCAGCAATTGCTTCATCAACCATTTCACCATCGGGTTCATAAGACATCTTGAGACCCATTGCTCTTAACTTATTTTTAACCAGATTTACTTTAGTTGGAATTTCTCTAACATCAGATTCACTCTTTTTGAGTTTTGGTTTGTCGCCCATACCACATTCAGATTCTTCTTTAACTGGAGTTTGTGGCTTCATTTTTGCACCCAATTGAGTTTGAGGAGTTCTGGGTTTTACAGTTTGACCTCTCAGATTATACTTTGCCTCATCTTTTCTTTGCGATTCGGGTGTAGGAAAGTATCCAGATTCCTTTACAGTTTCTGGAAGACCTTTGTGCTTTGTTGATGCAAATTTCTTTGCTTCTTTCTTACTCATACCTTTTGCTGCTTTTGCAACTTCAGGGCTTGCGGGTTTTTCGCCTTTTTTAGCAGCATAAACCATTCCCATAAAACGCTGCTGTGCCGAACTGACTGCCTTTTCAGAAATTAGTTCGCCATCAAGTTCTTGATGATTCATCAATCCTACACTTTTATCCTGAGTAGGTGCAATAATAACTTTATTCTTTTTTCCCTTCTTCATTATATCAATTTTTTTATCATTTGAGTCTTCGGTTTCTGCTTCGTGAATGAACTCTTCTTTACGAGTAGCAATTGCCGAACCGATTTTATTGCGACGATTCTTGAGGTAATCATCGGTCTTATTGACCTTACCATCATTATTAATATCAGAATCTTCCTTACCAACAGGGTCTAGTCCCTTACCTGATGCAACCTTTGCGGTTTGCTCACCCTTTTTCTTTTCACCTTCATAGGGTTCGCCATATCCGGTCATTTCAACTGATTCAATATTTGAATTTGCACGAAGTTGATTAATCTTTTCACGAGTTGCATATCTTACATAAGACTTTTTGGTATTCTTATCGGTTACTCTAACCTTATACTTTCTGTGCTCTGCACTATCAAGTTCTTCAAGATAGGTTAAAGAAATTGATTCTTGTTCTTGTTCGGTTCCTTCAACAAAAACCTTAAAAAGTGCTTTGGCAACATTATCAGATGCCGCATCCTTAAAGATAGGATTAAAATCTTCTGCCTTCATACCACCACCCTCTTTACCGAATAGTTTTGCCTTAACAATAGTTTTTTCTTGACCTCCCATACTACTATTTTGCATATATTGAGAGAATGCCTGGCGAAGTGGAATATCTTCTCTTCTTGCTCTGTAGCGAATATCATATACTGCCTGCTTTGCTCTTTGTTCTGGGGACTTTTCACTATTTTTCTTTTTGTCTCCATCGGCGGGAGTAGCACCGGAACCAGAACCAGCAGCGGCAGGAGCGTGTTTTCTCGCTGGTAACTCTTCGGCAATATGATTTTTCATATTAAGACTTTACTACTTTACTATTTTCTATACTTATTTATAAAGTCCTTAATATTAGATGCTTTATAACCACGATAGGGTTTTGCTCCGTATTGTAGATTTGTTTCGGGTGCCTCTGGTGTCATATCCGCAACATACTTATAGAATCCAGAAGTTCCAACTAAAGTATTTGGTTTTCCGGGTTCTCTCATTTTTTTATCCATTTGAACTTCGGTATATTTCTTTGTTTCCATCACATCCTTAATCCAGGACTTAAACATCATACCAGATTCGGTTACACAAATCAGATAATTAGTTCCACGACGTAAGATTCTTCCAACAAGACCGGTGTTTAGATTCTCCACTAACTGACCAATTTGGAATATTTTTTCGCAAATATAATTCTCACGAAGAGTCTGGTAATCAAACTTAGGAGCAATTTCCCAGAGATTCCAGTTCTCATTAATACCCATGGATGCTCGTACAGAATCAAATAATTCTTGTGCGGATTTACGCTTCATATCGGGAGGAAGACCCTCTCTAAACTTACGAAAATCTCCTTCGGCAGCGGCAAGTCTCATTCTGGATGCAGACATACCTTCCACACCTTTTGCATCGGGGTCTCTATCACCGGCAGAAACTACTTCAATAGCATCAAAGGCATATAATTGACCGTTGTAATTATTAGATAGTTTCTCAAACTCCTTGACTCTATCAGAACCACCTACAATTCTAACATTCGTATATCCATCGTTATGTGCCTTTTTAAGAACATCAAAGATAGTCTTATTTGCGGCATCATTTACAATTCTTTCACTATGAGCAGGGAACATCTGTCTCATATATGAAATCTTTGTATCAGGGTCTAGTGGATTCTTTTTCTTATCCTGACTTCTGGACGGATAGATTAAATAGTCTCCACCATCTGCCTGAGATGATGCGGCAGCAACATCCATCAATTGCTGGTGTCCGACTGTAGGAGGATTAAAACGACCGAAAGCAACAGTAAGAGTTCCTTTAGTCTTAGGAACAGGTGGTGGAGTTGCCACAGGTTGTTGGGGTTCCTGTGCTACTGGTTGCTGCTCTGGTGCGGGTTGTTGCTGCTGTTGAGGTGGTTGTTGGGCATTTGGGTCATTATAACTTGGAGAAGGAACATCCTTTTCGTGTGGAGTCTGAACCGGGTCTTTTCCTACTCTTTGTCTCTTATTATAGAACTTTAACTTTCCACCTTCGGTCTTGGCAACAAACTCTCCTGTTGATCTGTCATACCAACCTCCGTGTCCGTCTCCCTGCAACCCAAGACGCTGAGCTTGGTCTGCTGCAGAAGTTGCTTCTGATATAAATTGGAGGAAACTTTTCATTACTTACTTAATTTTTTCTTACAAATATTCGCCATTATTGCTTCTTTATTAGCAATAATATAGTTTAAACCATTTTTTCTAATCTTAATATATTTATTCTTTAACAAATCTGATTTATTTGATTTGATTTCCTTATCAAGTGTGAAATAGAAATACTTGATAAAATCATTAAAGACATCATTTGGTATTGATTTTTTTGTGGTAAAAATATCAAGAATATTATTCAGAAATAATTGAAGGTCTTTCATATTAAACTAGTTCTATTTCACTCAAGTTTATAATATGGAGCAGAATAAGTTGCTTGAGAACTTGCATACAAATAAAAATCTTGAACTACACTATCTCGCATTTCCCCAGATATTGAATTAATTATTTGAAACAACTTCATAACAAGATATTTTGAATATCTATACTTATTTGATTTTTTTTGTATAAGATTTGCAATATCTTCAATTTGTTGTGGTTTAATTATTCCATCCGATGCCATTAACTGGGATATATTCATACAATGCTCAATAGTATTTTTTGTGGCAAGTGACGCAGACTCTGTAGAAGATGGAATTTGAGATAAACCATGTCTTCTTAAAATAAAATTAATTGGGCCAAGAGAAATTTTTCCTTGATTAGCAGATGCACCTTTAATTTCTCCCTGCCAACCTGTCAAGGATGTCTCACCTCCAAAACTTCTAAACTGTATCTTTTCATTATTGAGAGATCCCCACCGAATATACCCATCCATAGAATCTACATTACTAGTTGTCCCATAAAATTTTGCGCTATTTACCTTAGTATCTGAGGGAAAATTTTTCTTTGATATTTTTCCGCTACCGTACATTTTTTTAAGAGATACTCCAATAACCTGATTATTTTTAATATACTCATACATCTGAGCATTTAAACCTCTTAAAGATCTTTCCTGACTTAATTTTCCTAGATTGACGCCATTACTTATCATATAAATGTCTGCTGGGCTCCATTTATTTAAATTACCAAATGCCTTTTCATCTTTATTAATTCTACTAAAAGCAGATTCAATCAAAGAAACTTCACCAGAACCCCTATGAAAAGTGAACTTTCCTTTACCGTTAAAATATCTATATAGAGCATTTGCCCCCAGAATAGATGAATTTATCCAATCATCAGGAAGATCATTAATTATACTCTGAACAGATGAATCAATAAACGATGTAGATGATGCCTTTATAAAATTATCTTTAGTAACATCAAGAATTGTCATTTCTCTTCTCAAGACATTAAATACTACCGCAGCATATAATGCCTGAGAAGATTCTGACAATTTCGTAAGAGCAGCCCCTGCGCCAGATCCACCACCTCCAGACTTTTTATATATTAATTTTATTACAGAATTTGATTTAGGTAAAACAATTTTAGTTACTGGAAATGACGACTCACTTTTATCAATTTCATTTTTAAAGTTAACTCTTCTTCCTTTTAACTGTTTTGAAATATTATCCTGATCTTCTGCTCTTTGTGCAGAAATTATTCTAATCTTATCTACTTTTGGTCCAGTTTTAATTACCTTAGTTTCATATCCAGACAATACAGAATTTACTGCCAATAATATTTCAGAGTCTGTCATTGCTCTTTTATTTTATTTTTATTTAGTGCCCAAGAGAGGACTCGAACCTCCACGCCGAAGCACATGATCCTAAGTCATGCGTGTATACCAATTTCACCACTTGGGCTTATGGAGAATATAAAATTCATTCTCCTAATAAATGCTTACAAAGCACCGGTCATATAATCATTCTACAATAGCACCAATCTTTTCATCAAGGTCCATAATTACAGAACGAATATCACTAATACGAGGAGGAACAGAAACCTCATCATAAGTATAACCTTTTTGGTTCTCAAAAAGAATTTGACGAACTGCAGCGGCAGTACGAACATCCATTTTAATAGATACGGATTTAGTCATCAGTTTTAAGCAAGAGATTTTGAAAGTTCTGAATTAATTGTGAGAGCAACATCAACTGGAACATTAGAATATTCAGCACGAAAATTATTATGTTGAATAATAATAACAGCACATCCACTTTCTACAATTGATGCGTCAATAGTTCCCACTTTTATTTGACCCTCATCAGTTTCACTAAAGTAAAGTCTTCCAATTTTTTGCTCCTTAAAGATGTTTGGAAGTTTTTGTCTCCATTCATCCCAAGTTTCATGCATTTTATTATTTTTAAATTTTTGTGAGATTATATCAACTACTTTGTCCCATTCATCATTTTCGAGATAGAATGAAAAATGAGTTTTAGCAACCTCTTTAATACCACGTAAAGCTTTACTATTTGGATTTCTTTTTTCTTGCTCAGATAGAGCTTTTTTTAAAATAGGTCTCCAATTTTTACTAAATTCATTAGAAAAATTAGGATATTTTTCTTGAAGTTGTTCAACAGTTGGTCTGTTTCTTTTTTTAGTTGAAGTAGTCATCAGATGTCTCCCTCTTCACGATTTTCACTATAATATACATCAAAGAATCCGTCTGGATAACGCTTCATCAGTTTATCAATATTGGTCTGAATTACTTCATCAAAAGAGACATCAAGAGCAATACACGCTTGTGCCACATACCACATAGTATCTCCAAGTTCTTTAATCAGGTGAGTACGAGTCTCATCATTCCAACTTTTCCCCTGAAAGATAAGTTTTTTTACTATTTCCAGAAATTCCCCACCTTCGGCATTAATACCCACACCAGCAGTCAAAAGTCGTTCAATATTAGCACCTTTCTCATCCAACTGAACCATACGGTCAGACAGAGCAAGAAAATCTTTAGATGCATCAGAAGTTACGGCATCTACAAAGTTTTGATATTTATCAAAGTCAACTCGTTGTGTCATGAAAACTTAAATCCCTCAAATGATTTTTTTGGTTTATTTTCTTCATAATTATACTCCTCTTCCTGCCCACTGTCAAGTATGTCTTTTTGGGCAGACTGTTCACAATCATAAAGACGCATTTTAGCACGGTCAATACCAACAACAAAACGCTTAAAGATTGTTGGATCATTATATCTATTTTTAAGTTGCTTGACCATAATCTGCCCCAGACCTTCAAGTTCCTCCGTGCTAATCAAAGCAAACATAAGGTCGGCAGTAGCAGGAAGACCAAAGGATTCTGAAGTATCGGTCAATTCAACATCAGAAGAACCAAAACCGCTTCTTGTCGTTTGTGTGGCACTCACAATTGGCACATTAAACTCAACTGCCAAACCACGAAGTTCTTCGGCAATAGACTTAACCAAAGTATAAGAATTAATATTACTACCACTCTTAAATCGTGACGAAGAACAAATATTCAGATAGTCAATAAAGATAATATCAGGTCGGAATGATTTCTTAAGAGCAAGTTCATTTAGAAGTGCCTTAAAATGCCCCGAGTGTGCCGAAGCAGTAGGATACTCTTTAATTACTAAAGTACCTTGAGTCTTCTTCGCAATACCGGTTACTTTCTTCTCAAATGCCGAACGTGGCAAATCAACCAATTGCTGAATCGGAACATTGAGAAGGTTTGCATCAATTCTTTCTGCAATTCTTTCTTCCGCCATTTCAAGAGTGATGTAGAGCACGTTCCTACCCTGTAGCAACGCGGCACTAGCAACGTGGCACATGAACAGAGATTTTCCAACGCCAGTATTATGGGAGGAAACCCCATTAGTATAATACCTATGATTTGGATGATTTACATTAATATCCACAATAGGTATTTGATTATTAGTTTTAATAATCTTACCAATTCTAATACCATCACTAGTAATAAATTCATAATATGAATTAGATTGCTCTATTTCTTTAGCAGAAATCCATCCGTCAGTAGTTTCAAATAAATGACTTTCGTTACATTTTACTTTAGTATTATCTAACAAATATAACTTATATTCTTCGTACATTCCTTTATTAATAAAAAAATTAACAGGAACATATCCATCGGGAGAATCGACCTCCACTTCATATCCATTATCAAGTAATGTTTTGATTTCAGCAATTGATGTTTCTTTTTCAATCCACATTTTGTATAAATAGTAGTAGCAGGGACAGGGGAAATGTTTAGTCAAATCTATTATAATCTATGCGAAAGCAATAGGTCAAGAAAAGACAATTATAAAAAATATTCTGGGTTACACGAACACCATATTACTCCAAAACATATGGGGGGAGATGATAGTGAAGAAAATCTCACTTATTTAAGTGTAAGAGAACATATCATAGCACATTATTTGCTTTGGAAAATTTATAAAAATCCAAATGATTTAAGGTCTATGAAAATGTTGGGGGCAAATATAACACCCCAACACAGAAAAATAATAGGAGAATTTTGTAGAGATAATCAAATTGGGTTCTTCTCAATCCCAGTAGAAGAAAGAAAAGATTGGAGACTAAAAGGAATAGAAATACAAAAACAAGAATATCTAATCAATAATACTAAAAATTTCTATTATTGGAGCACAGAAGAAGGCAGAAAGGAAAGAGCATCAATTGGAGGAAAACAAAGAGCATCCACAGAATTCAATTATTGGGCATCTAATGAAGGAAGAAAAACACGAGCATCATTAGGGGGAAAAGCACATAAAGGCAAAAAGGTAATGCATTTACCGGGAACAAAGGGATGGAAAAGAGTATCCCCAGAAGAAGTTGATATAAAACTAAATGAAGGTTGGAAGTTTGGAACTGGAGAACCAGCACCAAATTCCAAAATCAAGAAATCTTCCTAAATCTAATTTTAACTCTAGTTTCTGGATGAACGCAACCAGCGAGAGCAATATTGAGAGTCTTGTTAGGTAAACCACCTTTAGTGATTTTGTTGAAATATTCCAAATCAAATTCGATTTTATCTTCTTTACGGTGATAAAATTCATAACGTTCCTCATAATTTTGAAGATAATCGTGACCAATATTATTATCAAAAGATACTGCTAGGGCATCCGAAAGAATACTTGGAATGGCATCACGATTCTTCTTTTCATCCTTTCCATCAGCAATATGAATGGATTCCATAAGTGCCAGATAAATTGCTCTGTCACGACACCACTTTTCGGTAGTATCAAGAATCCACTGTTTATCAACTGGAGCATCATTAAGTTTGGAAAGTAATTCTGAGATTTCCTTATTTTCAGATTCGGTTAAATCTCTACGATTATCAATCTCAATATTAAGTGCTTCTATGGTAATTGAAGACCCGTACTTAACAATAAACTCAACAATTTCCTCAAAGACTATTTTTTCTGTTCTTTGTTCATAGTATTCTGGTTGAATAAATGGAATGACCTTTCTGGCATAATCTTCATTGAATATTAAGTTTCTAAGAATTGTAAGTTCAAGTCGTTCCATTATTTTAATTAAAGATTACGTTTATGATGCGGAACGTCAAATACAAAAGTAATTCTAACGTTGTCGCCAATATTGACTGCCTTATGAGGCAGTTTATTATTAAACCAAAAAAGAGTTCCAGGTTCAACGATTATAGTCTCATCTCCAACAGTATACTCGTATTTTCCCTGAATGGAAAGATGATATCTATCTTTTGTAAGATAGTAAGTTCCTTCGTCAATATGAGAACCAACTATTTCACCAACCGGAAGAGCAAGGAATCCACAACGACGAAGTTTCTTAAAATATTTTCCCAAGTAATTAAGAATCTCCGTGTGTTTTTCATATGCCGGAGTTTTAATGCATATCTCAGTATTCCCCACATATTGGTCTTCTTTTTCAACTCCACCCATTATGAGTTGTAGAACATCTACAGTAACGGTATACTCTGTAGGGTCCAGTTGCTCGGAGTCTTCAATATTTTTTTGAGATCCCCAGTCTTCTGGATGTTCTTTAAGTTGCTCTAGTATTTTAGATACATCAATACCAGTTTTTATAATGCGTATGTTTTTCATACGCCATAGGAAAATTCACCCTTAGCAATCACATCAAGTTTTTCCATTACCTCTTCAGTGAAGTATTTCTCTGGGTTCTTGAGAATTTCCTTGGCATAAATTTTCTTACCATCAATTTCATATCGCCCCGCTACATTCTTCCACATTTCGCCCAATTCCCCAAGCTCAAGAAGACCATAGTAACGATCAAGACCACGCTCGTCATAATAAAGACGAACTTCAACTTCTTGATTTTCCTTACTTAAACGTGATTTATGAGTCTTTGCCTTAATAATATTTCCGATGACTTCTGTCCCTTCTTTTTCTTTCTTTTTGCTGAGATAGATGATTGTAGAAGCAGCATACTTAAGACCAGAGTTGTGGGAGACAATACCTCCATGAAGTATGTAATGATGTTCCCCCTCCACAGTAATGTCATATACTTCTTCTGTTTCAACTTTTTTGATAGACTTTACAATTCGTTCCATGCCACCTCTTATACATTGGGTATGTTATTTGTTTCTGACAGTGCTCACAGACAACCTGCCTGTGTTTTTTTCCATAACGAGGAGACTTCTCTCCTTTTCTTTCAGATGCCAGTTCCGAAAGAATTTTTTTTGTTTGTTCTGAGTGCGTTTTGTTGAAGAATGGATTAGACTCTCCACTCATCCTTTCACTCATCATTTTTCTATGTTCTGGAGAAGAAACAGTTTGTCTATGTTTTTCACGAACAACAGGATTAAACATTGGATTATTTTGTCCATAATGCCCTCTTCCATAGAAAGGATTATTCTCACCTGAAGTTAAATGAGAATAACTTCTCCTTATTCTATCATAAGAATTTAGATTCTTACACCTAACTCCATTACCATTAATAGAACACATACGATAAAAAGCATAACACATTTTTTTCTTATACTCACCCTCAACCATCTTTAATAATAAATGATGACAGATGAAATGTTCTCTTGGAGTTAAATTTACTAAATTATCTTTTGTATTTTTACCTCCAAATGATTTGGGAATGATGTGGTGCCTTTCTGTAATGCCATTGATTTCTCTTTCCTTTGCTCTTTCTATAATACGAAAGTAGCAACTTGTATATTTGTTTATTATAAACATTAGGTTCTGGTCTTAAGTATTACTATTTAGACCAGAACCTATTTTCATATTGAAATTGTTGGAATGCATTTGATTGCATCTCCAGGCAAAAGATCAATTACCTTTTTCCATTCATAACCGTTTTCAGTATCCACTAAAAATTTATGATCTGCACTACATTTAACAATTTCACCATCCTCCAATTCCATCTCAAACACTTCTTTATCATTAAAACAAAAAGTATCAGCAACATAAGAGTATCCAAACATAGTTCTTACTTTGTCTCCAACTTTAATAGATTCAATAGGAACAGAACCTTTTACTGTTTGTATCTTAGTTCCGGCAACTAAGCAACCACCTCCCATTTCTTTAGTAGGAACATATGCACCAATAACATCATAAGTATGATTAGTAACTAACATAGGAATTTTTGCCTGACCCAATTTAAGAGTCAGCATACGGAATGCACCCTTAATTAGTTGAGATTTAGTCATATCCCGAACTTCTTTATCATTCAAAGCATCATTAATCTCTTTGCTGGTGGAGAGCATTCCTAGAGAATCTAGCACGAACATACAAGGATTACGTTCACCTTCTGGTTTCTTCATATAAAGGTCAACTGCCTTAAGTGCCTTTCCACGAAACTCTTCTACGGTTACGACATTGACAACCACCAAACGAGTTGTGTCAACTCCCCTACTTTCCAGAAGGGATTTTGTGATTGCTGCTTCAGTATCAAAATACAGACAATATCCAGTAGGATTATTATCAAGGAAATTTTTAACGACGGCAAGAGAGAAGAAAGTCTTTCCCGTAGAACTCTCACCTGCGATTGCAGTAATCTTATTCCCAGATACACCACCAAATATACTGCCGGATACAAGAGCATTAAAAATGTACGAACCCGTATCCACAAAAGTTTCAGTTTCATTAATCTCTGAAGCAAGTTGTGTGTATTCTCCACCAATTTCTTTTATAATTTGTTGTAAAAAACTTGATTTAGAATCAGTCATAAACTTTTGCAACTCCTCTTTCAGTTTGTTTTTCTATCCACTTTCTATCTGCTTCCATTCTTTCTTGTTGAAGAACTTCATAGTCCTCATCAGTTGGAATTGGAGGTAATTTTTCCCATCCAGAAATATAGGAGGAAAACCCTAAATTAGTGTTCCATCTCCATAGTGTTCCATCATCACAAAGGATAATATCATTTCCTATTTGTTTTGGTGTTCTGTTTTCAATCATTTTTCAAGTTTAAAATATTATTAATGTTAGTACGAATTTTAGATGCTTTTTGTTCTACATCTTCAAGTTCTCTCATAAGAATTTTTAGAGTTTTGTTTTTCATAATCGTATTGATGTAATAATTGTTACTAACTATTGTTTCGTTCATTGCCTTTACCGTCCTATCTACAAAAAGATTATACTACAAAAATTAAGCGCCGTCAAATATTTTGAGGGACAGCGCGATATCCTTTATGAGATTTTATTCCTCTTTTATGGTTAAGCATATTACATATGGTTGCCTTATCTAAATCATTTTCCCTACAAAATTCTGCTATATTTTTCCCACAGATTATTTCACCTTTTGGATTTATAATAGAAAAATCTTTACTTTTTTTCTCCACTATTTTATTTACAACTTCAATATCTCTTTTCTTTCCATACAAAAAATGTTTTTCACCTTTTTTACATTCACTTAATTTGTTTCGTGTTTCTTCCGATGCTTTTCTACCTGTATTTTTTTGACTTATTTTTCTTTTAGTTTCTTCAGAATGTGATTTTCCATAATTAGGAGGTATTCTACCTTTTAATGATTCGCTCAATTTTTTCTTATGTTCTTCATTTCTATTTTTAGAATATTCACTCATTTTATTTTTAGTTTTCTCGGTCATAACATATGGTTTTTTACCTTTCTTTGATTCAGATATTCTAAATCTTGCACTTTCATAAAGATAAGAATTATAATATTTACCTTTTGATTTCATTAAAATATGCGAGTGAATCATTTTTATTGTTTTTCTATCTTTTAATCCGTATCTTTTAATACAAATCTTTTCTAATAATGCGTGAGCGATATAATGCTCTCTTGCCGTAAGTACTACAATTCTACTATTGTCCCCAAAGATACTTTTAGGAAAGGTATGATGCTTTTCTGTGTAACCTTCAGGCGGAGTTCTATTCTCTGCTTTCCTGATGAGACTACAATAAATCTTTAGATAGTTCATTTCTACTCTATTAAACCCGCACTATTATTTATAATAGTTTATATTAGAAAAGGTGCCCGAAGAGCACCTAATCTTATCTGTAGAGTTTGCGGGTTCAACAGATATTATTATTTATCCTCTTTTTTATTATCAAAATAATTCATTTTATAAGTCCAAAGTTTTTGATAAAGAGCAGAGTCTCCACCAAGTCGCATTGCACTAATAATAGTATCCAACTCTTTGTCATTAATTGGCAAGTCCATTAGGTAAAAAATGAATCAAGGTTTACAGTTTTTTCTACTTCCCATCCAATTGAATCTAAAATAGATTGAAGGGGGTCTACAAAACTTTTCTCAAATTGTAGTTCATAATCAATATATTTGTCAAGGTTAAGTTCCTTTGGGAAATCTGAAATAAAGGAAATAACATTCTCCTGAATAATATTTGGTTTTTTAAGAAAAATATATTTAACCTTCTCACCGTTATTAATAAGTGAATATTTATTGGTTAGTTTTTTTTCCTTTATGTAATGATTAAACAGAAGGGCACCACGAATATGAATAGGAGTTTTGGATGCGTAAATATTTGATGGCGAATAATATTTACGAACATCGGATGCCGTTCTTGGGAAAGCAATTTCTTCTGGGGGAAGACTTTTAAACTTTTGACGACAATTATCAATAAAATCAATTACCTCATCTTCAGTTCCACTCATCATCAATTTCAGAGCATCCTTAATCATCTGACGACAAGGTGCAGGAGTTGAAGATTTAACTGCCTCAATACCCATCATTTTAAGTTTAGGTTCAGTATATCTCACACCCTCACTATCCCAGACGTTCAGAATATAACGCTTTTTGGCAGTCCAGATTCCACGGTCGGCAATATTTTCCCGCTTCATCTGCATCTTCTGGTCATAGGCATTCACATACTCTGCCAGTTCTTGGTAGCAACCTTCAATATATTTTTCAAGTTCCACCTTACAGATCTTATCAAGGAACGTGACAATGCCTTCAGTAGTTTTCTCTCTTCCCTTGTATACAGTTTCAACCAAAGGACCCATATGAAGATAAATGGAGTCAGTATCAGAAGCAATAACATAATCAACATCTTTTGTCTTAAGAATTTTATTCAGATAAGAATTCATCTTACTCTCAATCCAACGAATCGCAACTTGACCCGAAAGAGTAATTGCTTCTGCATTTGCTAGTTTGAAGTAACGGAAGTACTGATTACCGCAAGCACCATAGGCAGAGTTAAGAGAAATCTTTTTTGCCATTTGAATATTATTACATCTGGCAATTTCCTTTTCTAATTCCTTTGTCTTTTTCTTCTCATATTGTTTTTTTGCCGCAATCATTTTCTCTTTGAAAATAACACGGTCATTATACATTTTCTCCATAAGTTCTGGAAGAAAACCACGAATATCCTTACGGTACATCGCACCATTAGGACATACTGCATAGTCCTTATACATTTCAAAGGTAAGTTCTTGATTCAAAATTTTATCCACGGTTACACTGGGATGCCTTTCTTCAACAAGGGTTTCGGGACTTACATTAAATTGCATAATCAAATGCGGATAAAGGCTGTTTAAGTCAAAATTAACCACCCAATCATACTTTCCGGGAATTGGTTCCTTTACATATGCACCGGCATACTTGGAGTCCTTATCAGTCTTTTCTTTAGGAGGAATGGCAATATTTCTTTTCTTCAGGTAATTGTAGATAATCGTATCCCACATTCTTACCTGCGAAAATACATCCTCATAGTTGACTTTACCGTCATATGCCATCGTAAGAGCAAGTTCAATCAGTTTCATCTTGTCTTCCAAACGGTCAACAAGTTCTACGTCAATAATGTTATACTCTACGAATTTCTGCCAGCCTTTAGTATAGAAGTCCTTGAATGTATCAAACTCAGAGTGATCCAGTTTCTTCTGCCCCAGTTCTACTTCGGCAATATAATCCAGACGATAAGATTCCTGTGTCTTATAGGTAAACTTCTTATAGAGTTTAATATAGTCAAGTTGACTTATACCACCAATATCATAGGAGATATGTTTTCTTCCAGAAATGTAAACTTCATCCTCGGTGACAAGACCCCAAGGAGACATACGCTTCATTAACTTTTCACCTAAAATCCTATCAAGACGGCGAACAAGATAAGGAATATCGTACAGTTCACTATTCCAACCAGTCACAACCTCTGGAGTATTATCCTCCATCATCCACCAGTGAATAAAGTCATTTAACAGACTATATTCATCAGAAAATGCTCGGTAAGAAACATTTGATTGGTTATTATTGAACTTACCTTGACCCCAAGTACGAATTTGCTTTGTATTATAATCTTGAAGAGTAATGAGTAATATCTCTTCGGCAGCATTTTCCACATCAGGAAATCCATTTTCTGATGCGACCTCAATATCAATCGTTGTTAGTTTGATTTTGTCAATATCAAACTTAATTTCATTTTCAGGATATTTGTCGGAAATATACTGATAGATGTATTTGTCATTCCCATAGATTTTGAAGTTTTGTACATCAGTATATTTTTTAATAAACTCTCTACAATCTCTCACAGAACCTGGTTGAATAGGTTCCACATATTCTCCCTGAAGTGTTGTATATTTGGTTGGTTTTTTAGAAGGCACAAAAAGAGTCGGAGAAAACTTCTCACGGGTCATAAAATGTTTACCATTTTCATAACCACGAACCAAGAAGTGGTCCCCAACCATTTGCACATTTGTGTAGAATTGCATTATGCAGTTAATTCAAGATACTTTTTAATAATTTCGGGAGTTGGGTCTACTATTGTAAGAATACTATCGGAATGAATCATTAACTCAGTTTGATTAGTAACCTCTGGCCAAGGTTTCATATCATCAACACTAAAAAATTCATATGGATTAATTAGTTTACAATCAGGTTCACCAAGTTCAGAACCAACTTCAATAATTTCAGTAATCAATACAGTGTCAACCTTCAATAGAAGACACTTCACGTTCCGTTCCATTTACCTTTTCCTCATACATTTCTTTAATAGACTTGACTGGTTCAACAATAGTTACAACCCAATCTGGACGAACTGGAATCTCATTATCACTTGAAAAAAGAATCCAAGAAGAAAATGTTACACTCACTGTACCATCTCCAGGTTCTAATTGTTCTTCTGTCAAAAAGATTGAATTACTGACCTGCATTTTATGCGGATTCGTAAATAAATATCCACATACTTTATCTTCGGAAATCAATTCCTTAATATCGGCAATTACAGATTCTCCAGATTTTAATAGAGCAATTTTTACGGACATTTTTAATTCTTCTCTCAACTTATTATAGCACAAAAAAAGGGGAGGTGCAACTGGATTTTGCCAGTTGCCTCCCTGCACCGACGATATTCAGTACTATTTAGTCTCCACCAGAATCACCGGAAGACCCTCCAGAACCACTGTCAGTATTCAAAGCACAAACTTTCTTTTTTGGTGCCATTACATATTTTACTGTTCTTCCATAACAATTTTCTTTGGTCGGCAGGGGGGGATTTCCAAAATCTCCAACCTTTTCCATAAATTGCTGAAAAGTTTTCATCACCCAACTAACTTTTTCTTTATTTAGATATTTAGAGGTAGTCTTTACGAGAATGATGTTCCGGAACAATTTTACCTAGTCGAATGGTAAGTAGTCCATCTTCAAAGGTGACTTCTCGGACTTCTGTGTCGTCTGATAAAGTCCACACTCTCTTGAAACTTCTGCTAGCCAGACCCTTGTGGATAAACGTCCTATCCGATTCTGTATCTGATTTTTGCCCCTCGACAAAAAGTTTTCCATACTCGGTGAAGACATTTACTTCCTCCTTTTTAAATCCGGCAAGAGCAATCTCTAAATGAGATTCTACATTATTTACCTGAATTAGATTGTATGGTGGATAGTTATTTGTAGTTTCGTGAAGATTGAATAGACGGTCAAAATATTCATCCATTCCAATACTATTGCGAGTAATTCTTTCCATCAAAGCAGGAAGATCCGCAGCAGTATACCTTGTGAGGTTAGTCATTATGGTAGCTCCTTTAAAAGCGAGGTTTGATTGTGTGATCCCTATAAGGCGATCATTAATAATTATAATAGAAAGCATAAAAAAGCGGGTCGTGAAACCCGCTCTTTATCATTCGGTATCCTCTACCTTTTTCTTTTTAGCACCAATATTGTATTTGGTCTCCAAAATCCAATCTCCCTTGTCCTTATAGGCAAGGACTTTAATTTGGTTCAAAGGTGCAATATCTTGAATCTTACTCACATCCACAATAGTAATCAGACCCCAATCTGCAAGAAGTTGAGCAATACGATTACGACGTTGAACATCATTTACGGTTAGATTAGCGTGTTTGCCATCCAGTGCGAAAAGTTCTTTAAAATGCACAAGGAAATAACGACCTTGTTTGTGAAGAATATGACAAGACTGATAGATTTTCTTTTCCTTTCTTGAAGCAACTCCGATGCGAGTCAAAGTCTCACGAACCTTTAAAAAATCATCAGGTTCATTAAGAATCACTTCCACCATTTGATCGGGCGTCCACTTTACTTCAGGTTCTTGAACGACACTCATTTTGTTCCTCCAGTTTCAAATTTCGATTTTATAAAAGTAAGTTGTTCTTTTGTAAGAATCCTCAAAGCCTGTTTTGCCTTTTCATTACTATAACCATAGTAACGTTTAACATAATCAAGATCTTTGATTGTATCTTTACGGAGCCAGGGAGAATATCTCTTCTTTTTCCTCAGACTATTTATAAAAAAGTCATATTGCATCTTTTTCGGGAGGAATGAATACATATTCATTTCATTAGCAAACATAATACAATCAATTTCCCCAGAAAGACACCGATTGATAATATATGAATTGTATTCTTTCTCTAAAGATGGATCCTCATCAATTAGATTTTTCTTCGTTTGATTGATTGAATTTAACCAATCTTTAAGTTCAGTCATCAATCAAACCCTCTTTCTTCAATCTATCATAATTATAACATCCATCAAAACTAAATTGTATTTTAGGATCTTTGGTATAATTAAAAAGCAAGAGTTCTTTACGTTGTTTTTGCTCACGCATATATTCACCCACGGAACGCATCGTATAAGTCAAATCAAACTCAGCAGCATTCCATTTTCCACCTAAGAAACGATCTTTGACAAGTTGATCGGTATTATAACTTACCAACATATCCATATTGTTGGAATTGCAATCAGCAGCAAACTTATCGTGATCAAATCTTTTGTGCATTGATCCTTTATTCCCATAGAGATTATCCTTAATATCATAAGGAGGGTCGAGATACATAAAAGCACTCTTGTTTCCATCCATTAGATAATCATAGGAGTAATTAGTTATACGCCAATTAACAATTAACTTTGAATACTCAGGAAGTTTTTCAATACCTCTCAATGAGAAATTGCTATTTGATGCTTGTGGAGAAAAAGAAGAACTTTCGGTAAGACCACTAAAAGAACATTTGTTAACAATATAGAAAGCGACAGCACGATTAAGGTTCGTTTCAGATTCATCATTGATTTGCTCCTTTGATTTTAAGAAAAGTTCTCTTGCCAATTCTGGTGTACAATGTGCTAACTTCAGTCCACTAAGTTCATTCTTCAAATCATCTCCAAACATCTGGAGTTGCTGCCAGAAGTTTACCAGAGGTTCATAAAGATCATTTGCCCAAATATCTATACTAGGATACTTCTTTGTAATATAAATCGCAACGCTTCCGCCTCCTAAGAAAGGTTCACGGAATTCATCATAGTTGCGAAGGTCTGGAAAGTATGGGTCCATTTTAGTGACCGCTCTACTCTTACCACCGGGGTAACGAAGACAGGTTTTAAGAGATTTCATAATCAGGTTTGTTATACTTAAGATATTCAAAAAAAGTAAGTTTCATTTCTTTCTGCGTCATACCACAGTGCTTTGCTGCCTGTGGAAGATTCATTTTAGAATAAAAAAGTGCTTCATTTGCCTCCTTTACATTTTCAGGAGTCGTTTTAACTGGATTCTCCTTTAAGGATTTATAATCAATTTTATATAGATTCATCGAAACTCACACTCCACCATTATTTCAGTTAATGCTGCCAAAAGATTTATCTCCTGATCAACACAAAAAGCTGACTGATACTGATACTTAGCAATAATGAGAACAGCAGCAGGAATAGATTGGGCAAGTAAATAATCATAAGAAGCGTCATAAATCCTACGAAGTAAGACCGGAGCATCATTATCAAGGTTGGAGACCACCCACTTACGGACTTCTGTGAAATTCTTTTCTTTGAGATTCTTGATGAGTTCATTTACTGAAACGTCTGAGAAAGATGCAAGAATTCCAGTGTCAATTTTCCCACCAGTAGAATACCTTTGGCATTCATTAAGAACGCGACGAAAATCTGGAAAATGTTTTGAGACCAGTTCTGCAATGACCTTTTCATCATATTCAATTCTTTCCGTATCCAAGATCGTTTGGAGACGTTTGAAGAATGCTCCAGCAAGTTGTTGCTTCTGCTTCCCTTTGATTGTGAAGTCGATGACGGCACAACGGGAATGGAGGGGTTCAATAATTTTGTTCTTGTAGTTACAGGTGAAGATGAATCTGCAGTTATTATAAAACGTCTCAATATTTGCCCGCAATAAGAGTTGAACATCGGCGGTCGTGTTATCACTCTCATCCACAATGATGACTTTGTGCTTGTCATTTCCTTGAAGTGAGACGGTCGAAGCAAAGTTCTTTGCTTGGTTCCGTACAGTATCCAAGAAACGTCCTTCGTCGGATCCGTTAATGACATAATAATCTACTCCAAGTTCTTCACATAATGCTTTTGCTACTGTAGTTTTACCTACTCCTGGGGGTCCAGCAAGAAGGAGATTTGGGATTTCCCCCTTCTTAACAAAATCCAAAAATGTTTTTTTGATACCATCAGGAAGAATACAATCCTCAATTTTACGAGGACGATACTTTTCCACAAACAAAAAATCTTTACTCATTAATAAACCTCATTTAATACATTCCAAATACTTCGTTGGTTTTTGCCCATAATATCAGCAATCTTTCTTTGAGACAATCCTTGCTCTGAAAGATTTTTAATTTTTTGCTTTATACCATCATCCATTTGCAATCTTCCTTTTTTGGGTTCTGGTCTTCCCAAATGAGACCTTCTTGTGTTTTCTGATCGGGGCAACCATCTTAGGTTTTCAACTTTATTGTTAGTTTTATTTTCATCAATATGATCTATACACCAATCCTTACCCTTTGGTTTTTTATCCCCCCAACATTCTACCACAAGTTGATGTAATCTTTTACTTCTAACATTAACATAACCATCTCGTTTATCAAGTCTTCCAATAGGTTTCACATTTAGAATTTTACCACAAGCACTAACATAAATGTCAGGATAAGTTTTTGATTGTTTGTAAGTAATTCCGTCGAGTTCCATTAGAAGAGTTATAACTAATGTTATTTATGTCCAAACGACATTTTGTGTAGTTTGGTTATAATCTCAATCTCTATGGACTTTCACTTTATGAATAGAAAATGCCAGGTCTGGTATCGGGCGTGATTCCCCATGTCTTTCCATATAAAAAATTAGAATTTCTTCTTCCCCTTCTTCATTTACACGAATGCCGGATTCAGTTTGTTTTTGAATTTGTTTGTTTATTCCTTCCCAGCAATCATAGTCACCATTTTTGGTTGATTGTTTATCAAATACTGCTTGAATAGTTTCGGTCTGTTCTTGTGTTAATTTAAAAGTCATAGTTAAATCCAATCAGGTTTTTTCAATTCAGAGGTAGGGACAACTTCCCACCATTCGTTCCCATCAAAAATATACAACTTATGTGTATTTTTGTCAAGGAAATAGTCACCTTTTTCGTATTTCATACCCATTCTGGACGCCTTTGAGAAATAGTTGATTTATCCAATCCCAATTCCCAACCCATAGCACATTTGTTACAGGTTTCTCCAGTACACTCCCAACCACTATGACACTTTTCACATCCTTTACCTCCACATAAATTACAAACAGGATGACTATTATCCATCACTTAAATCCATTCTGGTTTACGTTCTGGCATACGAAGATAATTAGATGCAACCCAAGGTTTGGATGCAATATACATCTTGTAAGCAGTAAAAGTGTCAATGCTTGTGTCAAGTTTATACTCATCAGGCATTGCCCTCGTAAATTCTACCACATTTTTGTAGATGGAAATTTCTTTTCCACTTTTAGTGGCAAAGATATTCTCTGCAACTTCAAGACTTTTCATACAAGAGTGTTCTTTTTCATAACGATGCTGATACTCATTACAAAGTGCAAATCCGTGCCGAATCAACCAAGCAAGGTTCTCATGGGATTTTGCTGCCCATTGAGTACAGGGATGATTGCGGAAGGCACCCTTTTCAGTGTCATATGGAAGACCATCTTTCTTGGGAATGTATCCCCAATCATAATACCATTTAGAGAAAATGATAGAAACCATCTGACAGGTCTCCAGAGGCATTTTCACAATATGCTTGTCTGGAAGTACCGCAGCAGAAAGCACAGGACATTCATCAGTCACAAAAATGTTCAAGGTTAGTTCCTCAAAGTTTTCTAATAATTAAATAATTGCTCCAACTCTTCTAGTGTAGAATATCTTTTGAGAATGTTTGCTCTTCTAGAAACAATACTTTTGAATTACATACTTAACTTGTTCTGGTTTATCTTCCATCCAATAGGCTTCGTGTTCTATCTGTCTGGATGAGGTAGACATTCTAACAGATTTTTCAATATCTTGAAGTTTACTTTGTGGAAGAGGCATATCTTTTAATGGAATATAAAAAGGTTTATATCCTCTGCACATATGAGCAATATGAGTTGCTTCGTGATATACAGTCTCATTTACATAAAACTTGACATCATTTCCACTATGTTTAATGTTATTCGTACAAATAACTAATTTGTTAGTATTAACATATCCAAAAAAGTTTTTGTCCCTACAAAACCCAACATTTTCTTTAACTGAATACTTTGCACGAATAACATTTTGAATAATCTCACGACCTATAGGAGTCAAATAAAGAAGAAATTCCATCAACCAAAAGTACTATCAGGTTCCAGAGCAATATAATAGCAGAGGTTATACTTTGTATTCTTGAACTGTGACAGTAGTTTTTCTGACACAACCACATCATAAGATCCGGGAATGATCTTGATGTTCTCAACCTTGAAGTTGAAGGTAAATTCCTTGTTCGTTTCACCAACAACGATGGAGTATTCGTTAGAAGTATCGTTTTTCTTGTCCCGAACCACCAGACGGATCACTCCTGCCTCACCGACCGCAGAAAGATCTGGAAGTTGATAAACACCTGCTGCCTTAACCAGTTTCTCCAGAGTTACACTATCAACTTGGAAACAAACGTCCTTTGAAGGCAGTTGGATCTCCTTTTCGGGAGGAGAAATAATCACATTAGGATCGGCATAGAAATACTTCACCCTACGCTTACCTTCACGAATAGTGATGTAAGACTCTTCAGTAAAATCAAGATCGGGATCCTGATGAAGACTAATACCATTTAGAAACTGGTTCAGATCATAAATGGCAAAATCGCGGGGGAATTCTTCGGTGATCTCTGCCTCTGCCAGAATGTTTTTGGCAACAGAAATAGTACGAAGACGATTACCCTTTTTCACAAGAATTGAATTATTAATACCAGCAAAGTTCTTGAGAAGAGCACAGGTATTGTCAGAGAGTTTCATAGTTTTGTCTTGGATTTTCATAATCAATATTGGTATTGGTCAGATTTGTTTTCGTGAAGACCAGCAAAATTATAAAGAAGAATGCAGTAATGAATTGCCTTCAAAATATCCATCTTAGATTTACCATTCTTCTTACCAAAGCGAGAAAGGTACTTGATTGCATTTGAACGGGTAAATGCTTCGGCATCACCAATACTTTCAATCAAATCAAGAGTTTGAGTTTTGGATTGCTCAGAAGTATAATGAGAATAATAAGTGCTGGCAAGATACTCTTCAATTTCTTTCAGAGTCTTATCTTCGTTGTATTTCCAAAAATGATCTTTGCTATCTGCCATAGTAAAAATAAAATAAGGGGGAAGTCATAATTAACCTCCCCCAATTATATCAGAATTGAGGTTGCTCGTCAA